GCGACGGTCATTACTAACAAGGGTCCTGTGCAAGCAGACCAAGTCGTTATTGGTGTCTACGTTCGATGTGGGACCGCGATGTTCTGCCGCGTTGACGACATCGCAGCACTCTAGGAGTAGTCCGCATGGCTAATACATTCCTCACTCTCCGAAACAGCGACACAAGCGTTCAGTTGTTCTTCCACGACGGGCAGAACATCAGCCCCACCGGTCTGGGTGCGCTACCGGGTGCAATCCTAGAGCCGATCATCTCAGCGGACCGGGGTAACACAAAGCAGATCAATCGAACATGGGTGCTCCTCGATTCGATCTTTGCTCTCAACAACGGGATCATCTACGAGAGTACCGACGAGGGGGCCACCTTCGCGGTCGATCACACCTTGGTCGATACCACGCCAGGTGACGATCAGATGGCTCAGGGGGTGGGCCCCATTCCGGTCATGGTGCTAGGCGCCCTGAAGCTCATTGGTGCCTACATAACGGATACCACTGAAATTGGGATCATGACCTACGACGTCGCTGCCGGTACATGGGCTAGCGTGAATACGGGAATCTCATCCGTCAACGTCTCTCGTGGCAACACACTTCCTATCTTCTTCAACGGCCTGGTCTATTTCCGGTGTGGTCAGGTCTTTGGGGCCTACGATCCGGTTTCTACCGGAACCATCTCGCTTTCCTCCTCGCTTGTCGTTAACGCGTATGGATCCGATCAGATCATCGAGTGGAACGGAGCGCTGTGGTCTGGCCCACATCAAGAGGTCACCGCGAACGCAGGTATGGCGCGTCTCGTTGGATCAACATGGGACATCGACACCAATGGTGCTGATTTCAGCGTAGGCGCTACGCAGACCCCTCGACGCACCTCCAAGTCCGGGGTCTTCATCGATCCGGTTACGAACAACCTGATCGTGATGTGGACTTCGAACACACAGGTCTTCAGAGTGATGAGAATCACTCCTGGACTCGTGGTGACTGACATCACTGGCACCGTTGCCGGAGCCGGCTTGGCGGCGCTCGGCGCCTTTAGCCTCAATACTCGGTTCTGGCCGCACATCACGCGCTCCCCTGGTGGTGCCTACTCAGTTGTCATCTACGCCGCCCGTGGTGCTGATCCAACTGATCCCGTCGAGAAGTTTGAATGGGTCGATGACGCGACACAGATCACTGAAGATGGGATCGTCGGCGGCTCTGGAGAGATGGCTTTCCCTTACGCTATCGACGGCGGTGACCAGTATGGGTTCTTCGCTGCCGAGAAGCGCGTTGCTCAGACTGCGCAGGCTGCAAACCCCACCGGGATTACGGTTACTTGCGAGGCTTTTCAGCAGGGCGGAACGACCCTCTCGGTACGCGGTCACTTCGACAAAGAAGGCGTTGACGCCAACAGCTTGACGCTGTCGCCCATGACCTTGAGTAATCCCACAGGAACAGGTGGTCTTTCGGTGAGCGGCGTCAATCCAGGTGCGCAGATCGATGGTGTTCCTGCTGACCGGACTCCGATCAGCATGGACTGGAACCAGGTCACAGACGGCTTCGCCACAGGCGACAACTACAACTTCCAGCTTGAGGCGCTGTAGTGGCGAAGATCCTGGAACTACGCACCGATCAAGGTGAGTTCGTGACGCGGAGCTTTCAGGATCCTGCGCCGGTTTTCTACATCGAACACGATCCCAGTGTTCCAGTCGTCCGAAGGAGCTTCGCTGACCTTCGGATTGGTGATCGCGTCGCCACAGAGCCGCACCACTTCATGGAACTCCTGAACATGAGGGTGACCTAATGCCTCAAATGCTCGCCTGCCGTTGGAACGCCTATGGCGGAAATACTCAAATCCAACCGTTGCGGAACAACAACGGCTCTTTCACTGCGTTTGGGAATCCTTACACCCCGGCTAGCCTTGGAACCAACGTGACCGGCCACGTCAAGCAAAACTTGGTGGTGCAGTTCGGTGACGAGTTCTACTGCTCTGGTGGTCGCGAGATTCGCGTCTACAACCCATCAACCGGCAACTGGGACGTCGACGTCGCCAACACAGGTGTCCACGGAAATAACGATGCAGGGCTTTATATCGGACGTGGGCCTACAGGAGCACCTAGGCTTGCGCTGCTCAATCGGAACGTCTCCAACCGACTCCACGTTCATACACTCGACACGCCGGGCGGTGCTTGGAACGCACCCGTTGATTCCGGTATCGGCGCCAGTTCCCAGACATGGCCCGGCATTAGCGGCTTGGTCTACAACAACACGCTCTTCTTGGGAGACCGAGGATACGTGGTCTCATACGGGTTCGCCTCGGAGGCGTTCGCGCGACAACAAATCGTCACCACTGTCTCCCATGACGGCCCCCAGGCATTCTGTCGTGCCGGTGCCAGACTGTTCATGTACAGCTACCCCACGTCTTCGGCAGCCAATTACGGAAGGATCTACGAGTACATCGGCGGCAGCTTCGTCATAGTTTTTGACGGCACCGCCACCCAAGTATTGCCGAGGCTCGGTAGTGCTGGAGCAAACTCACAATGTGAGGTGATGTTCTTCGACGAGGCCAGCGCTTCGCTGATCGTTGTGGCGTATCAAGACACGGCGACGGTGAGCACCATCAGCCCCGGTACTGGTCCAGGAGACTCGAACCCCGGCGGCAATGGTCTGCACATCGTTCAGGTGCCCATCGCAACATTTACTGAAGTCAATCTCACAGGAACGGTTCCGCCTATCGGGACGAGAAGTCCGGGAGCACTCGATCCTGTCGGAGACGTACGCCTGTGCGTCGAAGTCGACACCGATACGAATCCTCTCGTCCCTGTGACCTACATCTGGTACTGCGTTGCTCACGGTGCGTGGGCTCGATTCCAATGGAACGGCGTCGGCTCTATCATGACCGTGCTCGGCTCGGGGGGTGATCGTGGTATCGCGCTCTCACACAACCCGAACGGTGGTGGGCAATACTTCTTGGATCCGACGACGACGATCAGTCCGACCTATCACATCGAGGAGGTCCAGGCGCGGGTGCCGATCACAAACGGCACGCGGGTCTTCTTGCGCGGCTACCAGATCGACGAGACTGGTGGTGTTCCAACACCGTCTGACGAGACCGTTGGTCTCTACTGGGGGCTCGCTGACCAGACCCCCAACAACCTCGCTACGATCAGTAACGCTGTGAAGGTGAGCGGTCCCGGAACTGCTCCCATCCTCGCAGGCAACAAGTTCACCAACTTCACCTTCGACGGCACCACGATCTACTCCGTCGATTGGGACGCCGTTGGAAGCGATGGGCTCGCCAACCAACAGCAGCACATGCTGATGCCGCATGTTGAGGTCTAGTTCTCGTGCCCCACGCCGGTCCAGTCACAGAACAATCGTTGGCGGTGCTCCAGCATAATCACGCTGGGGCCGTTGTACAAGAGGCGCTCGCTGTAACGCCGACGACGTTCGCTGGTCCGGTTCTGATAGAAAACCTCGACGCGTTGGCAACTGCCTTCGCTGGTCCGATTCAAGATGGAATCTTGGACGCGCCTCCGCCCTACTTCGGCGCCCCCACAGGTGGGCCTCAAACACTTCTGGCCGCCACTCAGACCTATTCAGGGCCGACGTCCGGGCAGGCCAGTATCCCCCCACCTCGTGGATTCGGAGGAACAACTGAGGGGGCGTTCCCTCCGGCCCCGGGCGGCTCGTTCTCGGGCACTACAGCAGGTAGCGCGGCTATTCCCCCAAATCAGACCTTCTCAGGCCCTACAGAAGGTCGCGCGGTCGTCACCGTTCGAGGCTATTCGGGCCCTACAGCAGGCCGCTCGTCGAACATTCCGCCTGTTAGAGGATTCGGCGCGGCAACAGGTGGCGTCGTCGCTGGCATCCCTCAGCCTGAGAATTTGACGGCCACTGTGGTCGACGCCGGCTGTATTCGTCTGGACTGGGTTGATCCCAGTGACGAAGAGACGGGCTACAGGCTAGAGCGCTCTCTAGAGAACGCGAACGATTGGGAAACCATTGCTGATCTCCCAGAGGACGCAGAGACCTTCCTTGATCGTTTTGCCGTTCCGCTCACGGTTTACGACTATCGGGTGATTGGCTTCAACGAAGTCAGAGAGTCGGTGCCGTCGAACATCGCGACTGCGGTGACGCCTCTTCCTCCGGACATCTCTACAGGTCCCCCTCCTTCAGCACCCGTCGATCCTCCGAGGAACCAGATCGAACCCGATGTCGTCGAGTTCAAGAGTCCAGGGAGCTACGGACTGGAGAAGGACGAAGACGGGAACGTGACCGGCTTCAAGTTCTAAAGGGTGATAGGGGGTAAGAGCGGGCAAGCGTAGAGGTTAAGATCGGGGATTAGCGGAGGTGAAACATGCCGAACTTCTTGTTCATGGACAATAAGACTGGGGCTGGGGGCGTCGTCTGCGCCGCGTTCCAGTACGTCAACAGCAGCCCCACGCAAATCGGCGACACGTTCGGACAAGAGATCGGTGGATTGGTCAACGGGTGCGACCGGAACGCGATCATCCAGTTCCAGGGTGAACTCTACGCCCTTGCCAAGGACGGGGTGTACAAGAAGGACGACCCGACGGTTCTCGCGGGCCCTTGGACGATCCAGGTCACGTTCGCGTTCGGTGTCAGTGGCCTCGCCACCGGCCTCTATCCGGTAGAGATCGCCGGGGTGGCGTACTTGGTGGCCGCTTTCCGGACGACTGATTCCTCCAACACCTGGCGCTGGGCGAAGTTCGACGGAACGACGTGGACGCAGCCTGCGTCGAGCGTCTTCCTTGGATTCGGTAACCTCTTGATCGACTCGCTCGTCTACCGGGGTGTGCTTCATATCGTTTGTGCGAGCACCACCAACCCGTCGGCGTACACGTTTGACCCGGGGACCGAGAGTTTTGCCGTAATCGCAGACCCGTTCGCCAACAGCATGATGGACCAGGGTTTGTGCATATTCGACGACAGGCTGTTCTGCTTCTTCAGGAACGCGTTCGGCGACATGAAGATCGCTGAGTTCGTCGGCGGGACTTGGTCTGAGGTCTTGACGCTCGTCTCCGGGAACTTGACGGCCAATGTCGACGAGGGCAAGTCGGCGCTGTTCACCGACGGCGTGAACATGTACGTGATCGGCCTCTGGAATGCTCCCGCTGTTGGGTTCCGGGCCTATCAGATCGACAGCGCACTGGCGGTCACGGAGATCACGAACGCGATTCTGCCGAACTCGTTCAAGAGCACCAGCGACCCAGGAGGCTCCTTTGTAGCCGGGCTTGCCCAGGGGATCGAGTACAGGTGGCTTCCGGTCTACGACGCGGACACCGCACCTGCGTCGGCGGCGATCTACATCTTCCAGGCGATTGACGCTGTTCTCGGCACCTCGTTCACCATGTGGCAGTGGAATGGTCCGGCGGCGCTGCTTACCTCGGTCGACTCTGGAGGAGACGTCGGCCACGCTGTTCCGAGCAACCTGCCACAAGGAGGCTGCCGAATCTTCACCCCCGGAGAACTGGATGTGAAGATCGCGAGTCGTCAGGGAGTGCTCGGCGGCGAGGAGATCACTTTCCGCGCCTATGGAGGAGGCACCGGGCGGAAGTTCAAGATGTTCTACTCGATTGGTGGCGACCCTGACCTCATTGAGGCAACACTCATCGCCCCGGTCACAGGTGGGAGCGCCACTTTCAACGTCGGCCTCAATCAGGTCGAAGGTATCGCTGCGGATGGTGCGACGGACTACACCATCATCTGGGACATTGGCACCGACGGTGTGACGGCTGGGACAATCCTAGACCGCTTCCCGCAGATCACTGTGTGAGCTAAGCGATGCCTCTCGGACCTCCTAGCTCTGGCGCAGTTGCGAGCGTAGTCACAACCACGCTCGGACCGCCGTCGTCGAGTGCGGTTGCGGCAATTCCTCTGTCTACGCTCGGACCGCCGTCTAGTGGTCCGGCATTATTCATTCCCTCGGCGTCCTTCGGTCCTGTTGCCGATCAGTTCATCTCTGCTGACCCCGACGACTCGACCGGCCCCGTCTTCGATCACACAGTTGGGGCAGTACCTCTCTCCTCTTCTGGTCCTGTCTCGGACCAGGCCCTAGCGCACAGACCTCTCGATTCAGTGGGGCCTGTCTACGATCACACCATTCAAGCGCGCCCAGGAGCCTCTCTCGGCCCAGTCAATGACGACTGGCTCAGTCCGACTGCCAATAGCAATACCGGGCCTGTCTTCGATCACGATATTGAGGCCATCATTGGTGGGATCCCTGCTCATGGCCCGGTCGATGATAGTTTTGTATTCGCGGGGATCTCTGTTCACGGGCCCGTTTTCGATCACATCATCGCCGCCCCTCCGCCCCCTCTAGAGGTCAGGGACCCCGACGCTGCCACTGGTCCAGATCCGATCAGGAATCAGATCGTGCCGGATGAGTTGGAGATTCTCAGTCCTGGTATTTACGGAGTGGCGAAGGATGATGAAGGTGCTGTCACCGGGTTCAAGTTCTAGGAGGTTCCATGGCTGTTACATTTGATCTAGGAAATGGAACTACCTGCTCTGTTCAGGACAACTCTCAGATCGTCCAGACTCACGATGGCCCAAAGCAGGCTGACCAAGTCGTGCAGGGTGATCGCATCTGTAACATCACCGGCGAGCCCTTTGTCGAGGTCGTCGCACCACCGGTCGTGTCCTAATGGCTAACAGTCCTCCTACCGTCAATGTCCTCAAGTACAAGGGGGCCGGCAACATTCAGGTCTACCCATTGCTTCCGACGCAACTTGTAGGTACGCAAGACGGCTCAGACGTGGGTACCGGTGGCCCAGGACTCGCTTTCCTAGAAGTACCACCGGCTGGTACTTTCGTGCATAGCAGGCTCATTGAGTTTCTCGATGATCGCTTCGCTCTCACAAGAGCCAACACCATCGGCAACGCCGGTGTCTACAAGAAGGCCCAGGGCGGCGCCGGAGCCTGGGGAAGGGTGCAGGGCGGTGGTTCTAGCATCAGCGTTCCAAGTACTTGCACCGGGATGCACATCCTGCATCCTGCCGGCGTTCCTACACTCGCTCTCTTGATCCGCGATAACCTCCACGAGATGCGCTTGCACTCTACGGTTGATGGCACCACAGGAGCTAACTGGGGTGGGGCGGCCGGTCTTATAGTCGAGACAAACTCTAGTTCACCCGCCACTGTTGGGCAGTCTCTTGTGTTCCGCGACGCCATCGTGTGGGCACACCAGTCGTATACCGGGGGCGCCGGAACCGGCAGCATTACTCTCTACGACATCAATCTGGGAATTCTGACGCGCTACAGTCTTTCCGGGATCCAAACCAGTACGCTCGCCGCTTCTATGGCGCTGCACGTTCATGACAACGTGTTGTTCTATCTAGCTTGCACGACGGCGTCCGGGTCACCCTATCGAGTCTGGAGGCTACAAGGAGGTAGCTTCGTAACTGCCTATACCGACACGACACAGGGTGGTGGATTCATTCTTTCGTCTTCGCTCGGGCACAGCGCGATGTTCACCGACGCCGCTACCGGGGATTTGATTATTCTCATGACCGGGGTCACCCTCGCAGGTACGCCGACCGCAAAGGTAGTTCGGCTTCAGGATGCTACTGGATCACCGACTCCAACCGACATTACCTCAACGATCCTAGGCGCAACGGAGGGGGCCAATAAGTATCTGGTTGGTGGAGGGTCGGTTAGCGATGATCGTCGCTGGGTCGTCAACGTAGACAACGATACCGACCCTCTCAACCCACGCACCTTCCTGTGGACCTGGGACCCAACAGGGGCAGGAATTACGGAGTGCTGGGAGTGGAAGGGCGTCGGAGCAGAGATTGAAGCGGTTGCCCTGCTTCAAGGCGTCAGTGATGATTTCGCTTTGCCATATAACACCGTTGGAGGTGGTCACCGCTCTCCGCGCATCGCTGCTGTCGAGATCGGAGACATCGCCAACGACGTAGCAGAGGTCGTCGGCGGAACCAAGTTCTTCTTCCGAGGGCGCGGAAGCTCTTCTGCCGGGACAGTGACCTTCTACGGGACAGACACAGAAGGTACGCCCTCGACAATCGTGCCCATCGTGGCAGCTTCGCTGACGGTCGAGAGCGGCTCCCCTCCAACGACTCCCACGATCTCGGGCAACACGCTCATCAACTTCACGCCGGACAACGGTGCCACGCTCTACTCCGTGATCCTCGACGTCGGCGCAGCAGGGGTCGACATCGGCGAGGGCGATGTCGGGCTTCTACTCGCGAAGCTCAGCTAAGGAGGGCCTGATATGCCTGCATTTCTCTTCGTGGACGCAAAGACCGGCGCTGGCGGCGCCACCAACGCAGCCTTCCGCTACGTCAACGCTACCCCCCAGCAGATCGGCAATACCTTCGGCGCCGACTTCATTAGTCCTGACTCAATCAGCGCCCCCAGGAATGGGTTGATCCAGTTCCAAGGTGAGCTTTACGCCATGGTTCGCGACGGGATCTTTCAGAAGGACGATCCCACCTCTATGACCGGGGCCTGGTCATCCGCACTTGTGTTCACCTCAACTGACGCCAGCGACGTTAGGACGACTGGGCTTTACCCGATGGAGATTGCTGGGGTCCAGAATCTCGTCGGCGTCTTTGGGTCGGGATCAGATACCACCTGGAAGTGGGTCAAGTTCGACGGGACGACGTGGACCCAAGGTGGCGGTGTTGCTATCGGACTCTCGATCCAGAGGATCCACGACGTGGTGGTCTGGAATGGAGTCCTTTACTGGGTTGGCAGCGCGGGCGGCACAGCCACCGTCACGTCGTTCGATCCAGGATCTGACAGCTTTTCGTCTAGCACCCCTTTTGGGGCGTCCAGTGTCTACAACATTCACTGCTTCTGCATTTATCAGGGCCGCCTGTTCATGCTGGACTCCATAACCGGCGACGCTTACCTCACGGAGTTCGTCGGCGGTGTATGGGTGAACGCCTACGGCATGACGTTCCTCAACAACGCCGGGTTCTCGCAGGCCAACACAAAGTGGTGCCTATTCACCGACGGCACGAACATGTACGCGTTCGTCATGCGCGACAATACAGCGGGCTGGAAGGCGTATGAGTTCGACAGCAGCCTGGTGCTTACCGAGATCACCAACACGGTCCTTCCGGCAGCCCTCAAGTCTCCCATTGACGGTGGGTCGTTCCCGAATCTTCCGAGCGGCCCCAGGTGCGTGGTCTGCTACGACGTGGACAGCGTCCCAGGCTCCACGTCGATCTACCTCTACTTCGCGGTCAACAGCAACACCGGCACCGCCCTCACCATGTTCCAGTGGAACGGAAATGCGGCTCTACTGACCTCAGTGGACACAGGAGGTGACGCTTGGCATTCTCCGCCCAGTGGCTATTCGAACCACGGCGAGCGCATTTGGACTGCTGGTGAGCTAGACATTAGGATCACCTCGCGCATGTCTGTGTTAGGTGGCGAGCAGATCTTCTTCACTTGCTACGGCGGCGGCACTGGTCGAAAGATGAAGCTCTACTACTCGGTCGACGGCGAGCCGCTACTTACCGAGGCCGCGCTCATTGGACCGGTTACAGGCGGTTCGGCGACTCTCAATACTGGAATGAACCAGGTCGAAGACATCGACGCCGACGGCTCCACTATCTACTCGATCATCTGGGACGCGCCTACTGATGGAATCACCTTTGGGCAGAGGGTTAATCGCGCTCCCCAGGTCTTTGTGTAGGAGGACTGATGGCTATCTCACCACTCATGGCATGGCGTGCAGGCTACAGCGGATCCGTACAGGCGTTGCGTGTGCTGAATGGCACCACGTTGGAGACTACCCAGCTTGGAGCAGCTACCGGATTCACAGCCTCCGGTTGGGATACTGCTATCGCCGGATGCCCTAGGCACAATCGGATCGTCGAGTTTCGGGGCGACCTCTACGCTTACCACTCAGGGGGCGGACCAGCGATCTACAAGTTCGTGTTCGGCTCCAAAACGTGGTCGTCGGTGGATACGCTTCCGAACCCGCCGAACGCTGCCGATGACAACACGATCAGTGGTTTCGAAGTCATTGACGTCAATGGCGAGGCCAGGCTCTATCTCTTCTATCGCACGTCACTCAGCACGAACGCCCGTGTTCGCTGGTCCAACGACGGTACTACGTGGAACAGTGGGGCGACAACCGCAACCACGCCTAACTTTTATCGGACCTTGGTGTATCAAAAGAAGGTCTACGTCTTCGCCGGACCAAACGCGAATCCGGTGCTCTCCTACGATCCGGCAGCAGATACATGGACTTCGGTGCCGGTGGTCGGAACGTCACTCGGACGACCAGCCCAAGTTCTCATCAACTTCAAAGGCAGACTCTTGCTGATCGGGGCCCAGAACGGTACTTGGGCTAGCATCATGACCTTCAAAGAGTTGGTTGGTGGTGGGTTCAACGACGTGTCCTACAGCGGAGGATCTGACCCTGGAGACATGGTCACGGTGCGGGCGGCTGCCAATGGAACCCTTGCTGTGTTCGAGGAGAATGACAAGCTCTACGTCCTCTTCAATGAGAAGGCGGTAGACAACGCCAGCGTTGCAGCCGGACAGGTTCGCGTCTCAGAGTTCGTTCCGAACGGGGCAGCCGTGGGATCGTCTTGGCAAGAGAACGATCTTACCGCCACTGTGGTGCCCGCCGCATGGCGAACCGGCGGCGCGTTCGCAAACCTGTTCAGTCCGTACGCGGCCTTCAATGGCTACGTGGAGACGAGCACTCCAGGTGCGCCCGAGTTCTATGCTTGGCGCCACCACACCGTTAACGCAGTCGCGACGTCCACCTTCTGGACGTGGAACGGCAACGCCGCGCTTATGACAGTCGTCAATAGCGATGTGACGTCCGAGGTTCAGATTGCGAGCGGGCCAAACACCACGGGTGAGCACATCTACACCGAAGGCGACTTCGACGTCACGCTAGAGAACGCAGCCGTTGAGCCTGGAAAGGTTCTCTTCGACTTTCAGGCGCACTCTCCGCTCGACGCCAGTTCGCCAACGAACAAGCAGGGCCGGCTCTACTACTCAATCGGTGGCTCGGACTGGGCCGTGGCTACGCTGAGCACGGATGCGCCTACTGTCGTATCTGGCGGGGACGCTGCTCCGACGATCAGCGCCAACCTGCTTCAGGGAATCGTAGTTGGCTCCTCGAAGTTCCGCGCGACCTGGGACGCCATTGCTGACGGCTTCACGGACGCGGGCGAGCAGGTCGAACTCATGCTGAACGTCTTCTAGGAGCGCTCATGGCAACCACAGAAATTACCTACGAGCATCCACCTGGTAGTGGCTCTGAGGGCTGCAAGCGAATCTTCGATGACGCTTACGTTCTTCAGTCAGATCGGGGCCCTCTTCGTGCAGACGAGGTAGTGGTGGGAGACTGTCTCCAGACGACACCTCGTTACAAGACGCTGGTGCTCGCCGTCGCACCTGTGATGGAGTAAACCCATGCCAATTCCTGAGCTTCTAGTCGGAAACGTGTTCATCTCGGGCGCTCCACAGATTTCGGAGCTTGTCGGCGGCACATCGCTAAACGCTATTGGTTCCCTGTTGAGCGAGGCTGCTGCTGATACAGGTAGACCGAGCACCACTTGGGGCGACCCGACGAACCGTTGTATCGAATATCGCGGTGACATCTACGCGCTGTTCTACTTCGGCTCGAACACTTGTCGGATCCATCGCTACAACCGACCTGCCGGAACATGGGGCGTGGCCGCCGGAACGGGTTGCGTGTCTGGCAATCAGACTGGTCTGTATATCGCCAACACCGGCTCAACGCAGCGGATCTTCTCGGTCAGCCGCAATCTCGGCGGGAGGTTTCAGATCGCCTGGGCAGACCTGGGAACGGTTGCGTGGACGCACACGGACACTGGTACTTCCGAAGGCGGAACAGGGGTATCCCCGCCGTGCTTGTTCAACAACAAGCTCTACCAGCTTCATGATGGCGGGGCTTGGGAAGTAGATCCTGTTTCGCTCACAGCGGCGCAGGTGACCCAGGTCTGGGACACGCAGACGACAAACATCAGCGGTGATCTGTGTGTCTTCGACGACCGACTGTTCGCCCTTATCGCTGAGTCCGGGGGAACACGACAAGACTTCTCCCTCTGGGAGTTCACTGGAGGTGGCTGGACTCTGAATCTGGAGATCACAACCGACGGTCGAATCAATGGCTACTCTCAAGTGGATGAGGGGCAGGTCTGCTTGTTCAAGGATCCAGGGGCGAACAAGCTGATTGCTATCTGCAACGGATCGAACAATGGCGCCAATACGGGTGCAGGCTCAATGGCGTTCGAGTTGACGCCCTCGGGTTTGACCTTCACGCCGAATGAGATCACCAGCACCGTGATCCCAGCCGCGTTCCGTCCAGGCGTCCGGGGAGCAAGCAACGACGCCACCGAAGATCGGTGGTACGGCTACTCGAACAATGACGTTCCCGGCTCACCGGAGTTCTTCCTGTTCTTCGCTCAAGGTCCCGCACCAGGCACCGCCTACACCGTCTACCAGTGGGTGGATACAAGCACGGTCATGACGTCGCTCGGCGCCGGACCAAGCAAGATATTCACGATTCCGCACGGGAAGTTCGGAGGCGGGGCCAGGATCAACATCGCCAGCGGAAATCAGTGCGCAATCGAGTCAGGCACCGCCGTTCTAGGCGCCTACAGGATCAACTATCGCGTCTATGGGGCGGTTGCCTCTCAGAGTGTCAGGCTCTACTACGACGAGGAGCAGGAGTCTCCCGTGACACAGGCGACGATCATCGCGCAAACCGGTGGATCCGGGATTACAGCCAACGCTGTGACTGGGGTCACTGGAGACGATGGTGTAACCCTGTTCACGGTGGATTGGGATCTCGCAGCAGACGGCGTAGCGAACGGTGACGCTGTCCACATCATGCTCGACATTTCCTAGCTAAGGGTCTTTAGTCTTGTCCAAGCCCAGCGCAATCTTCTCAGGTTCCGCATCTGCACTGCGAGTGCGATCTCCGAGTGGGATCGCTGCGGTCGCGGCACAGGCGCTCAGGGCTCGCGCACCCAGTGCGGTGAGCACACCTACTGCTGGATCACTTGGCATTCTCGTCCCTACCATCAGCAACAAAGTCTCTACGTTCGCAACGGACTTTGCTGCTAGCTCTTCCACAGTCTCCAACGGGATTCAGTTCTTCACCGAGACTCTCGGCGGTGTTGCTTCCACAAGTAACAAGACCGGGATCTTTGATTTCACCATTCCACCTTCGTCTGTATTAGGACCAGGCGCCGATGGCTTCCTAGAGAACCCGGTCACAGCCTCGCTTGGACCTGGCACTGACGCACCAGTTGATTTCATCCCGAGCGCCTCGCTCGGGCCCGGCACCGATGGTGAGATCGGGTTCTATCTCTTCAATACCAGTGGTACTCCGTTTCGGTTTGTCCGTGACGTAGCCATTGAAGTTTCGCAAGGCGCTCCATTTCGCTATACGCGCGGCGCCGGACTGGTCGCCCGAGTGGGTTCGCCTTTCCGTTGGGTGCGAGGAGCCCCGTTCCCGTTGTTCGGATTTAGTGGGACCACAGGCGGTCAAGTCCCACCACCGGACCCCGTGCGCGGATTTGGAGGCGTCTCTGGCGATCTCGCCTTCCTTGCCCCGCCTCCAAACATCTACGGCGGTCTCACCGGCGACATCGCGGCAGTAGGGCCTCAGAGAGGCTTTGGGGGCCTGACGGGGGGCTCTGTCGCTTTCACCGGTGTTGCTCCGGCGGTGCGACTCACTGCCGTAGGTGTTGCTCCTAGCGTCATTGAGCTTGCGTGGGTCATCATCGGCGGCGCTCAGACTGGATTTCGGATCGAGCGCTCTCCTAACGGACAGGGTATGTGGACGGTGATCGGGTCCGTTCCTGCCGATTTCGTCCTCTTCCTCGATCTAAACGCGACCCCACTCGTGGTTTTCGACTACCGGGTGATCGCCTTCAACCCCGCAGAAGACGCTCCGCCCTCGAATATCGCCTACGCCTACTCCCCAGCACCGGGTGGCCCACCGCCTTCTTCTACGCCCTTGCCCTCGCGTAACCTAGAATTTCTGAGCCCGGGTGCCTACGGACTCGAAAGAGACGTGGATGGAAACGTCGGGGGTAGTAAGTTCTAATGGGTGAGGAGATCTACTCATGGCCTTCGTTTACGCTGACCGAGTCAAAGAACAATCGTCATCCGTTGGACTTGCGTCGATGGTGCTCTCCGGCACTCTGCCCGGGTTCCAGGATTTTGCCACCGGAATTGGTGACGCCAACCAGACTTACTACACCATCGTCAACACGGCGGATAACACCTGGGAGGTAGGAACCGGGACCTATACGCTCGCTGGCACGTCTCTGAGTCGCGACACCGTCTTCGCCTCCTCTAACGCCAATAGCCCTGTAAGCTTCGCTGCTGGCACCAAGACGATCATCGCAACGGTAGCGGCCCAATTCTTTGGGGCCGCTCTCACGGCCTCCACTCATGCCGTACTGAACCACTCGGGCGTGCTTGGCGTTCCCGGCCCCGAGACCTTCACTGCCGGCGATCACGATGTGGTGGATCACACTGGGCTCCCGTTCCAGCTTCTCGATGAGCCTGCTCATAACGCCATTGACCACACCATTGGTCAGGTCAAGAACCTGCTTGACGAACCTACCCACGACGCTCTCGATCACACTGGATTGAACGGCGTTAACGCTTTCGACGCCGCAGCCCATGGACTAGAGAACCACGCCGGTATCCTGGGTGTCCCGGCTGCTGAAACCTTCACCTCGCCGGTTCATACAGCAACAGATCATGCCTTGATCCCCGGTGTCTTTGCGCAGGCTACACACGCTGTGGAGGATCACACGGGAATTATGGGTGTCGGCGTCACCAACTACGCCTTCCAGATCAGCGCGGAGCTTGGGGGCGGCGCGGTCCACGCTCTTGGTCGTATTTACGACTTTCCAATGGGCATCGGCACTGTCAAATTTGCCGTCTGCGGGTTTGCTACCCACAACGACAACAGCGTCTTTCCAGATGATGGGGCGCTCATCACTAACACTCAGATCAACTTTCCGGTGGCCGGGACCGTTCGCGTCACCTTCAACACCGCAGGTCCCGGACTGTATGAGTCTTCCTTGCTCTTTTCCTGCACCGCCTACAGCTAAGAAGGGTTGATTCGTGCCAGGCGAGTTTTCGATCTCCGAATTTCCAATCAGCGACTCCGTTACCGGAGGCGCTACCAGTGGTCCTGCGTTCGTCTTCAGTCCGGAGAACGTGAAGTACCGCTATGGGGAGCGTTATGCCTCGGAGTCGTCGAACCGCAAGTTCCTGGGTATCCCTCTTGGAACATACCTAGGGTTTACTCCGAGCTTCAGCAACGACATTCTGACCCTCTCAGCCGACGCTGAGTTCGGCTACTGCTTCGCCCGCATCGCCTCTCAAGACGATCCCCTCTACATCTTGGATGTCATCATCCAAGACGACGGGATTCTTGACTTCACGAACCACAACAGCTTCCCCGTCAACGTGGTGCTCAAGGTCAATGGCAAGTTGGGATTTCCTCATTCTGCTGAGATCGTGACGCAGTCTGCTGCGCCTACTTATCCGACCGAGATCCTTCTGGGCGTTGTTACTGCTCCCAACACCATCGATGTTTCCGAGCCCTTCAATCGCGACACACCGTACGCCTACTCCGGAGCGCCTTTCGGCTACGGCTTCATGAAGAGCAATGCGGTTGAGGATCTTCTCGCGGCGATCTCCCTCAACACTGAAGTAGCGGCTGCTCGAACTGACTTGACCGGATTCACCCATCCGGATCTCAACGCCAGAATCGAGGCGGATGGCGCCCCCTCTGCTGTGGCTGATCGTCTTGGTAAGGAGATGCGGACGATCCTGGCAGACGATTTCGTTGTGGCGGCTCCGACCGATACGCTCAACGTCAGTCGAGCCTTCTCACGGTTCCATCGGAACATCTCTGGGATCACCCCGATCCAAGACTTCGATGGATTCGCCTCTGAGACACGAGTAGGCGCCATTACGTCAGGGACGGTGCAGGATCCGCCACCTGTCGGAGCTTTCACCGATCCAGAGCGCAACGTGTGCGCGATCATTGACGCTACGTCTGAGGCTCGTCTGACCGATTCGACGCGTCAGGTCGCCTATGGACGTCTCGTTCATGACGAGATCATCCTTTCGGGGACAGACATTACCTTCAACGCCGCCTCGACGACCGTGAACGGATCGGGCACCCTCTTCACGATGCAGGTTCAGATCGGGGACATCCTTCAAGACCCGATTAGTGGTGACTACTTCGAGGTTGCCGGCATTACCTCGGACGTGGCGCTTGATCTCTCGGTTCCCTTTCCGAACGCTACTACGCCTCCAGCTACTCCTCCTGGTCTGCGGCGCCGATTTACGCTCAACGCCAGGACACGATCAGGTCCGGACACCGACGCGTTGTTCACCATGCCGGCGTCTACGGTTCGCGTCTACTTCAATGCCTGGTTCTCGGTCGAAGTTGCGCAATATGACTACTCGACCGACCTCTTGCGTGCGTTCGAGGAAGATCCGGTTATCAGCGCGACCACCGGCGCGGCAGGTAAGGCCCTACTGATGTCTGGCCTGTCAGAGGGTAAGGCAGGCGCTATCTTCGCAACGCAACAGCTTGGGTTGCAGATTGGCTCGCCGCACATCTACTCAGTTGATTTCAATGGTGCTGCTAGTGGTGGCGTTGGCGTCGCCAACATCACTCAAAGAGGCCCTACCGGTGCAACAGGTGCTCCTGGCGGCGCCGGTGTCCCAGGCCCTCCAGGTGCGCAGGGTCCACAAGGCCAAGGCTTCGACGCATTCTCCTCGTCTAATCTGTTTAGGGAATCTCAGGTCTTTGACCACGGCGCACTGGGCTCCGGGGTGCAGTATTCATTCTCGGCGACCATGGATGGCGCGGAGCCCCTTTTCCTGACGGGCGGAAACTCGGAATGGTTTTCGCCATGGAGGTTCGATTCCGATGACCACTGGCAGATCGATGACATCGTGGTCGTGAGCGGAAATAACGTGCGGATGGACCTTCGTGTTCCAACCGGTGGATCAGTGGCCGCACATGTTCGGTTTTTCTTGAACGCGGCGACGACGAACTAAGCATGGCAGTCTTTCCACTACAGGTCTTCACTCAGAACGGCGCGCAGGCGGGCTTCAACGAAGACTACAAATCGTCCCCTCTGGGTGTTCGATACGCCGGGCAACCAAAGGGTGCCTATCTTGGGTTCACCCCATCCGTCCTCGGCTCGGAGCTTACGCTCGACGTTGACCCAACCTTCGGCTATTCCTTAGTCAAGGTGGGCTCAGACGTCAATCCGAGTGGTATGGATGTCTTCGTCACAGATCCGGTGGTCCTAGACTTCGTAGGTCAACCTAGCATTGACTTCCCGATGAACGTGATGGTGCGGGTCTCCTACTATGACGACGGTTCGGTTCCGACAACCGCAGAGGTGTTTTCTCGAAGTGCCACCGTGGCGGTGTCAGCAAACGAGGTGCTGCTCTGTGTTGTCGACGGCCCTGCTGCTGCGCTCACCTTTGCGGCTGATCCAACGCTAGAAGAGCGTGACGTTCCGCTGGCTTATGGGCACGTCAACTTTGGGTTCATGCCCGGTGGTTCGATTGAGAACCTTCAAGCGGCTGCGGACATCGTTAACGAAGTGATCGCTGCCCGTACCGGTCTCGATAGCACGGTCTACGCGGATCTAGCTGCGCGAATTGCAGGGGACTACAGCGCTGAGAAGATGGCCGAGCGACTCGCGCTAACCTTCCGTGCGTTGCGAAGCAACGACTACGTCGTCGCAGCAGGAGAAAGTAGCGTCAAGGTCTCTGGTTCATTCTCTGAAGTCGACCGCGCACACGAACCGATGCTCACTCTCGATGGAGACGGAGGCGAAACCACTGAGGGGGCGATTGCCGATCCAAACGATATCTCCCGCAACGTGGTCTTGGTTGTGGACGCGTCGACAGGTTATCGACCCATTGATGATGAGACAGAGCGCAGAACCATCTTCGGAAGAATCTCAGGACCCAATCAAAAGGTGGTTGGGGGAGAGTGGCAATTCCTAAATGCGTCCAAGGACGTCGCAGCGATTGATGAGAACGGTCAAGCGACCATCGAAATGGAGGCAGGAGACGCCATTCTCGGACCTGACGGGATCTACTACGAGGTCGAGACGGTTCTCACCAACAACAGCATTGAGCTTCGAACCGCGTTCCAAGGATCTTCCGATACCGTTTCGTCAGCGCAGATCAGGCGATGGGAGCTTGCACTCAAGAAGATCGTTGGAGGTGTAGAGATAGACGCGGAACTCCTGGCTAGCACCACGATCAGGTTCTTCTTTCCAGCCTTCCTCTCTATGGAGCAAAGCAACGCCGACTGGCGCATGGCGATGCATACATCGGCTGAGCGAAAACCTCTTCCTAGCGCGACTACTGCAATTCCAGGTCTGGTTCGTCTCGCCGAGACCGGTGCTCTTCTCGGGGCAGTGAACATTCAGAACGCGGGGGTCCCGCTTGGCGGTGGACCGTTCCATACCCTCAACTTCAACGCCGCTAACGCTTCGGTTGTCGCTGTACCAGGCAGTCCGCAAGAGGTTCAGGTTGTTGAGATCGGTCAAGTAGGCGCACCTGGTGCGGCAGGCGCAAGCGGCGGGCCTGGTAACCCAGGTGGTCCTGGTCCAGGCTTCAGCACTCTCAATCCATTCGAGATTAGTACCGAGCTTCCAGGTACACCAGGAATGATCGTCATGTGGTCTTTCACGAGGGATATGGGCCACAATGTTCGCTATATTCACGGCGGCATTGCTAAGTGGCGGGATGCTGGCTTCTTCTCTACCCCTGGTGACCGCCTCGACGTCTCTGACGTAGTGATCGCTAGTCCAACGGAAGGTCGCATCGAGGGCAGCATGGGTGGTGCCTTTGGTGACGTCTTCGTTACCCCATTTCTTAGTTCTGCTGGTGATTAGGAGGAAACATGCCCCTTGTGTTCGGTGACAGGGTCAAAGAGACCTCTACCTCGGTCGGGCTTAGTAGCTTCGTTCTTGACGGAGCCACATCTGGGTTCCAATCGTTCGCCATCGGGATTGGCAACGGTAATCAGTGCTTCTACACCATCGAGAACGACACCGACGCCTCTTGGGAAGTCGGTATCGGGACCGTTAGTGGGACGAGCATTTCGCGTGACTCGGTCCTCAGTTCCTCGAATGGCGGCTCTCCTGTCAATTTCGCAGCCGGCACTAAGCAGGTCTTTGCTACTGAGGCGGCCCAACACTTCAACAACACGCTCGATGTGGCGAACCACAACATTCTGGACCATACGGGCATTACGGGTGTTCCGGCTGCCGAGGTCTTCACAGGCGTCGTTCACCAGACACAAGACCACGCTGGAATCCTTGGTGTTCCGGCTGCTGAGGCTTACACGCAAGCGGCCCACGATGCTGACGATCACACTGGCGCCTCGTTGATCGCACCACCATCTACTGTTGAGGCGCAAGCTGGCGTCTCGACCACAGCGCGGCTGTGGACCGCCGAGCGGGTGAAGGACTCCATTGACGCCCTTGGCTCTGGCGCCGAGTCCTACGACCAGGCCGCTCACGACGCTGATGACCACACCGGAGCAACACTGATTGCCCCACCCTCTCAGGTTGAGGCTGAAACCGGTACTTCCACAACCGCACGACTGTGGACTGCGCTACGCGTGGCTCAGGCCATCGCGGCACAAACCGGGCTTCAGGTCGTGGCGTCCCATGTCGTTCTGACGAACACCATCACCATCGCAACTGGCTTTCTCCCAAGATTGGCCATCTTTGCGGGACGATACAACGGTCTTACAGCTACACCTACCATCGGATACGCCATTGGCGCTGGTGGAGGTAATCAGGGTTGTACCGTGGCCGGTGGGCTCGAATCGGTCCCTGGGTTTATCGCTGCGGACTCTGGTGGCGATGCGGTCGTTGACGAAGCGCACGAAGTTGTTCAATTCGACGCTACGCAGGTTCAAGCGACGCAGACCACAGGTACTACAACCTGGACCGGCATCGTTTTCGTGCTGGGGGGTTAATCTGTGGCCGGTGTCTTTCCTACTTCTGCGAGTCCCACCGCCTCAACGCCAGCGGTAGCTACACCTCCACCAGGTGTCGGAACCTTCCCTTCTATTGCGCTCTCGAATGAGTTCGTAAAGGTGCGGTGGTTTGAGCAGAACGTAGCTGAGGCAGTCAATCAACGCTGGATCGGTATGCCTCGGGGCGTCTATCTAGGGTTCATTCCGTCAACTACTCCTGGTTCCCGCGTTATCACGCTGGCTGTCGATCCAGAGCAGAACTTCTCACTACTGAAAGTGCCCTCTCGCGACGAGACGGTCATGGTCGACGTATTCACAGGTGAAAACATCGATCTCGACTTCACGGCACACAACGCTTGGCCTGTTTATGTACTCGCCTCGTCGTCCTACAAGATCGGATCACCGACGCAAGGCAAGATCTTCACTCGGGCCTCGAACGCGAACACGATTGACGAGATCGTAATCTGTCAGGTGAACAAGGTCGGCGACGACCTGGTCATTGACATCACGGAGCCTACGAATCGACAAGAACCTGTGGCGTTCCAGGGGCAGCCTTACGGCTATATGCCTAATGGTTCCATCGATGATCTTGCGACAACGAATGCCACCGTGGCTGAGGTCATTGACGCGCGTTCGTCGACCTATACAGGTCCACACAGCGATCTCAAAGCACGTCTCGACTCAGATATGGGTGGGGCAGAAATAGCTGACCGCCTGGGTCTACGCCTCGTTCACTTGCTCTCGAACGTGCATCAAGACCGCAGTGGGACGTCCCTGAATGTATCCGGATCCTTCACGGAGACGGGTCGTGAGACAGCACCGCTCATTACCATTTCCGATAGTGGCACTGAGTTGGTCGAGGGGGCGATCACAGACGGCACTAGAGGCGTCTGCTTCCTTATCAACAGTACCACTGGACAGCGTCTTATCGACGAGGTGACTCGCGAGCCGGTCTACGGTCAACTTACCTTCTCAACCGCCAGTATTGGAGGCGGTAAGGAAGTTCACTTCGTCAACGCCTCGACCAGCGTCAACGGAAACGGAACCAACCCCTTTGGTGCCCCACTCGTGGAAGGTGACATCGTTGAGGGACCGGATGGGTTGTTCTACGAAGTCGATACCATCGACGATCCAGACAACGCTATCCTTGGCGCAGCCTATCGCGGGCTCAACGACTTCATCTCGAACCCAGTGTTTCGACGCTGGCAGACCTTTCTGTTCACGGTGTCAGGCGGTGTCTTCAATCTCACCACTTCGACCAGCATTCAGTTCATCTTCCCGTCGTTCTTCCGTATCGATCAGGCGGTCTTCGATGGGCTTCTGCTTATCAAGCGAGACGGAGAACGTCCGCAACTTCCTGTCGCGACCGACGCAGCGGAGGGTAAAGCCCTCCTAGCTGTTGATGGTGGATTGGTCGGATCGTTCCGCACCATCAAGAACGCCGGATCTTCCATCGGCTCTGACATCCACACTCTAAACTTCACTGTCGGTGGCGCGACAAACGCGGGGTCCGGTGTTGCTGCTGTATCTGTGGGCGGAGCACAAGGCCCTGCTGGAGCAGGCGCTAATCAAGGGCCTGACGGCCCAACTGGTGCCGCAGGATTTGGCTTCAGCCTCCAGAACACTTTTGAAGTTGGACCAGAATCCTCCGACACCAGCGGTCTTGGCGGTTCACCAGCTAGTGTGTCTTACACACACGACTGGACGGCCCCATCGTCAACACCTACCTTGGCTCCGGGATCACCACGATCCTATGCTCATGTCACCGGCGGCTGGAGCATTATCAACGGTTTTTGGCCGGGAGGCTTTGAGCGGATTCACATCGACTCCTTGACGATTGATGGTGCGAACAACACTCGAATCATCTATCGCGTGGAGCCCGCTCCTAACTTGAGCAACACGACCATTCAGTGTTATATGGGGGCGTCGCAGTGAGACACTACTTTGGCTACGACATCAATGGCACTCTTCTCTCTGTTGAGGCTTACGGCCCCATCGGCTGGCCTGCTGATTACTGCATGGAAGACCCCGAGTGCCTCGCTGACTCGGTTGTCTCACTGCGCGAGAGTCGTGCCAGAAATTCCCCGGGTATCATCAATTGGGTACTCTATGACTGCCCCTGCGACCCAGGGCAGGGCGTTCTTCTGAAAGACTGCACCTGCGTCAACTCGACGTTTGGTGTGAGCTACGTGGACGTGCTGGGCAAGGCCATGCATCCCAAGCCGATGCAGACGGTCTACGTCGACACCACTGTGGTCAAGGCAGGTGACATCATCACCAAATCCCCTGGAACTCAGATGATCCTCAAGATCACCGGTCAGGGCGTGCCGGACGGCACGATAGCTAGGTGTGCGCAGAAGGGGTCGGTTGATCTCACGCTTGACGATGAGTGGGAGATGGTCTTTGAGCGCGGTGTTAGTACAACCAAGACGCTCACTGCCCCTGCGCAGGGGTCGCGCGGCATTGTTTCTATCTCGGGCACCTTGATCCGACCGATAACGTTCGCTGTTCGAGGGTTCGAGATGGCCTAAGTATGAGCAATATCGACGACACGCTATCGTTGCCTGATGAAGTCGAAGTTCGGCTGTTGTCTCCTAACATGATGGTCTTGCGGAACGTCATTCCGGCGTGGCGCGACGAACTCATTCAGATCACCCAGAAACTCTCGTGCTGGAAGCACTCTGGGCAGATCCTTCCCAATGGAACGCAGAGCTACAAAGGTACGCATCGGACAAGTCGTAGTCTTATGCTCTCTTCGTCGCACCTAGATTACGGCGCGTGCTTTCGGCGTTTCGAGGAGGGGGTCTACAAGGCTTTCCTCACGGGTGTATCCGCCTACAAGCAATACAACCGGTTCCTGGACGTCACTCACGACTCAGGCTTCGAGATGCTGAGATACGAGGAGGGTCAGCACTTCGGGATGCATACCGATGCTATTTTGGGCCGACATGAGGGTTTACGGCAGCTTAGTGCTCTGATCTACCTCAATGACGACTATGAGGGCGGTGAGACCTACTTCCCGCGTCAACAGATCAAGTTCAAGGCCAAGGCGGGGGACCTCCTGCTCTTCCCATCAACTTTCTGCTACCCTCACGAAGCTCTACCGGTGACCAAAGGCGTAAAGTATGCCATCGTGACCTGGTTCATAGCCTATCCAAAGGTCCAAGAAGACTCTGTCGAGGAAGAACAACATGGTGAAGCAGAAGTTGACGGTGATTCTGGTCGGGCTGCTCCTGATGACGGGATGCGCCTGCACGAATCCCCCGGAAGCGGATCTCCTACGGGAGAACCGGAAGCATCTGATCGAGAGCATTCGACCAGCGCTGGTCGACTCGTTGAACAGGGCTCAGAAGCCTGACGGCACGCCTCTCTACATCGACGCGTTCAGGACCAAGAAGGTCGAGCTTCTAGACGAGATCATTCGTCAGAGCGCACGCGTCGCACCCACCGATGAGGATCAGGGCGAGTACGCAGCAGAGCCGCTCCCCTGGAAGGAGTAAAGCATGGCCCTCGATGCCAAGAAGGTACTTGCTGATCTCAAGGCGGCTGCGAAGCCTGAGCTTGAGAAGCGAGCCGAGGAGCTTCGCTCCACGTTTCTGACGAACGTCGACGAGTTCGTCGATTCGTCCCGAGTCAAGGTGCTCGACGATCTCATCGCCGAAGCAGCCGAGCACGAGATCTCAGCCGTCATGGCCGACGATCCGGATATCGCACGCCAATACGCAGAGGCCGCCGAGGACACGCTCAGGCAGGTCTCTGTGATCCTCGTCGCTGAGAAGGTCGTGGCTGAGAAGCAGATCGCAGCCATGATCCAGGCCGCTCTGCTCACCGTCTGGGACGGCTTCAAGTCCGTCGCGACCGGCATGCTCGGCGTCGCCGTCAAAGGCGTCATGACGGGGCTGCTCGGCCCGGCTGGAGGTGCTATTGCCGACGCGGCCGGGTCCTTTCTCGGAGACGCTGTCGAAGGTGACGACACCAAGCCAGCCTGATCCCATCGCAGGACACAAGGAGAGAATCATGGCCAAGTTCACAGCAGCAGAGATCCAGGAGCACGCCGAGAAGGCGATGGAGGCGTTTGAGGACGGCTTCCAGTGGTCTGACGTCTTCACCCTCGTCCCTGAGGTCATGGAGATCGTCGAGAGCGTCAAGGAGATGACTGGTCCTGAGAAGGAAGAGTCGGCTCTGGCGATCATCGACTACGTGATCGACGAGACCGACACCCCCTGGATCCCGGACAACCTGACCGATCCCCTTCTCAAGAAGGGCGCCCGGTTCATGATCCCCATGCTCATCAAGGCAACGAAGGGCGGGCTCAAGCTCAACCTTCCGTCTGGCGAAGAGACCGCCGACGCCTAAGTTCGAGAGCCTCCGCCCAATAAGGCTCCGTTGAAGGCTCCGGGTAACCGGGGCCTTCTGCGTGTACAATCCTTCCATGACCTTGCGACGTAGATCCTTGCTTATCTTCGAGATGGATGACCGTCTTCGAAGACAGCAACGTAACGCTGCCGCCAATCCAGGTGACGTAGACGCACAACGTGCTTTTGCGCAGAGTCGCAGGCGAGGTGCTACCACAGAGGTAAACAAGAAGCGTCCCATGCTTGGTCGAGGTCATACGGCTCGAACAGAACTACCTGACGGGGTAACGCTCTACTCCTCTTCGGTGCGACACGATGGTTGGTGGGGTGTTCATCACGGGCATCAGGAGCCTGACTCAAAGGATGTCTCAGATCACGGTCACGATCACGCACACAAGCTTGAATACGGCAAACAGGGCAATATCACTAAGGACGAGCCACCTCATCCCGATAAGGTGCGCGAGTTCCACGAGAAATACGTCGACCGCTTTCTAAACGGTCAAGCAAGTAGCAATCATGGATCTTGAGCGTACCCCGTTGCTGCTCGAACGGCGCGGCCGTACCCGCCACGCGAGGCACAAGGCCGCCGATATCCTTCGGTCTCGCAGCGGTAGAACCAAGAAGCGCAAGAACCGTGGAAGGCTTTCGCGCCTGATTGCTCGTGAAATGGACACTCCACAGCGCTCTCCTCTCACTGGGCTAGCAATGGGTAACTTCACCGGAGGTATGCCTGGCGGCGGGATCATCAAGCACGCATGATCCGCCAGACGCTTCTAGTTGAGACCTTGGTCACCAGGACGATCACCCGTAGGGGCCCGGTGTTCATGTATCGCCGCCCCCAGGGCCCACCTGTCACTAGCGATGATTCGATTGATCGGTGGCTGCACAAGACCACTCAAGCCTTTGACTTCTCGCCGATGTTCAATGGGGATCAATATCAGTCGAGGATCGTCGCAGAGCGCTATCTAGCACACCTCAAGAAGGAATCTGCCCGAGAAGGCATGGACTGGGGAGAGGTTGCTAGTCGCCTCAAGCAGATCAGTCCTCACCTCCGCCGTGGCTTCCAGACCTTCTTCTCGTTCTTTGATGCGTCTGTTCGCACAAGCGGCTAATGCTCGACGCTGAGACCCTTATCACCACGCTCGCCGGGCCACGTCCCATCAGCGATTTCATTGATAAGGGTCCAGTCCGAATCTTCACCTGGAATGGTGAACGGGTCACTGTCGGAGAGGTCGAGGTCAAGGACTCGACGCGTCTGGTCATTCCGTTCCGCGTAGAACTCGATGACGGCTCAAAGCTTGTGCTCTGCACCGAGACACTGGTCTTGCTCAGGAACGGGGCCCCTAGGTTCCCAGAGCAGCTTGTCTCTGAGACTTCGTTGCTCCCCCTCTACACGAAGAGCGATTCGTCGGGCTATCCGGTCTACCAAGAACCTGGCGAGTGGCACCGAGCAGCCTTGACGCCCAGCGACCGCAATCGTTGGCGACGCGTCAGCCGCATGGTGGCTGAATGGAAACTGGGACGAAGATGCGCGCCAGGAGACGTAGTTTCCTACGTTTCAAAGGACCGAATGGACTGTTCTCCTGAGAACTTGAAGTTCCATCGGAAAGAACGAAAGAAGACCGAGAAAAAGGTCGGGTTTGCCGAACCGCTCTTCGAAGCGCAGCGGTTTCTCGACAGGTACAATCACAAGGTAGTCCGCACCTACCTTGACACTAGCCGTAGTTTGCTGTCGATTAGAGGTTTAGGAACGGCTAACCTATCGGTTGGCGGAGTCTTCGTCTCCGTAGACCCGGAGTAACCTGTGGCAATTCGAGATCGAGCACTTACCGCTCTCCGTCGCGTGTTTGGTGACGACAGAGATGAGCGGGAGCGCGCAGAGAGTCCTAGCGCCGACGCTCTACGTCACGCACCCTCCTCCACCTACGCCATCTGGGGGCGTGAGGATATTGGCGGGCTTCTCTCGGTCTCCCAGAACCTCATGGATCGCTACGCGGACTACGAGGCAATGAATGACTACCCAGACATTCGTTGCTTCACCGGAGACATGAAGGTCTACGTTGTTGCCGACAACAACGTCATCGTGCCGACTCCGATCAAGACGATCTGCGAGAGCACCGAAACCTTCGAGATCCTTGCCTACGACAAGAAGAAGAAGTGTTTGGTCCCGGTTACGGCTGAGCACCCTCGGATTTCAGGACGTAACGCCCCCATTCTTCGTCTCGAACTCAGCAACGGCGAAGTTCTCCGCGTTACCCCCAACCACAAAATCTTCTGCGTCGAGCCTCGTCCGGGCTACGTCGAGGCGAAAGACCTGAAGAAGGGCGCCTTCATTGTTGGTGCTCGTGCCGGCTTCGAGACTGAAGCCAAGAGCATGCTCACCGTCAAGACGGCTGGTGGTGTGTGGCTGAGCGAAGACCCAGTTCCGGACAGCTTCGCCCCCGAGGTCTATGACATCACGACCTCGACTCACAACCTCTTGGTCAACGGCGTCATTTGCCACAACTCGGCGTTCCACTACTTCGCCAACGACGCAACGCAGCCCAACATGGACAACGGGCGTGTCTGCTGGCTCCAGAGCCCAGACCAAGCGGTCGTGGACATGGGCGACACGCTCATCAAGCGCCGCCTCCGGCTTGAAGACGATCTGTTCTCCATCGCCTACTCGCTCTGCCAGTACGGGAACGACTTCGAAGAGGTGCTGGTCACTGAGAACGGCGTGGTCGGCCTCAACAACTTGGCAGCGCCCACCATGCGCCGAGTGGAGAAGCTCAACGGTAGCCTGATCGGCTACGTACAGGACGTCACAGGTCGCTTTACAGCCAACCAGGACGAATTGCGTCGGATGCTGGCGGGTGCGCTGACCATTCCCAAGCACGTCGCACTCTTCGAGGACTGGCAGGTCTGCCACTTCCGTTCGCGCTCAACGACTAGACGCTCACCCTATGGGGTGTCTGTTGGCGAAGGTGCGCGATGGATTTGGAAGCGTCTCGTCATGCTCGAAGACGCGGTCATGATCTACAAGCTGACCCGTTCGCCGGCTCGTTACGCCTTCTACGTGGACGTCACGGACGTTCCACCGAACCGTGTCGAGTCTTTCTTGAAGCGCGCCAAGCGCGACCTCAAGAAGAAGAAGATGGTCAACCCCAACAACAACTTCCTCGACATGCGCTACAACCCGCTCAGCAACGATGAGGACTTCTTCATTGCTGTTCGCGACGGTCGTGCGCTCTCCCGTGTTGAAGTGCTCTCGGGCCCCGACTACCAGAACACAGACGACGTCGAGTATTTCCAGCGCAAGCTGCACGGCGCCCTCATGGTGCCTCGCGCCTACATGGGCCAAGACGCGCCAATTCAGGGTCGTGCAATTCTGTCCAACGAGGACGTTCGAGCCGCACGCGTCAGCCTTCAGATCCAAAAGGAACTGAAGAACGGCATCGAGAGCATCGTTCGCACCGATCTCGCAGCCCGAGGTCACGGTGCCCCGTGGAACGTAGATCTCGACGTCATGATGACCGTGCCCTCCAACATCTACGAGTTGGCAGCCATGGAGGTGAAGAACGCTCGCGCTGACTTTGCTGCCAGGATCCAGCCCTACGTCTCTATGCGCTGGCTGCTAGAGAATGTCTTCAAGCTCTCTGACGACGAGATCCGTGAGGTCGAGAAGCAGCGTCGACGCGAGGCCAATCTCGCCGATGCCATGGGTATGGACCCGTCCTTCTCCGCCTTTACGGGCGGGCGTCCTCCCGATCAGGATCCTGAGATGGACCCAGGAGCGGCAGGAGGAGACCCAGGAGCGGCAGCGCCTCCAGGTGGCGGTCTACAAGAGGTTCCTGGTGCTGGTGGAGCCGGACTACAGGAAGTTCCTGGTGGTGGGCTGCAAGAAGTCCCTGGAGCAGGGCTGCAAGAGGTCCCAGGTAACGGTCTCGAAGAAGTGCGTCCGGGTAGGAATGCCTCTCGTAATGAGTGGCGTGCTTACGACCGTCGTCGACGTCTTGAAGAGAATCGTTACCGCGAGTCGCGTCAAAACCACCAGAAGTTGGTGGATATGATCGGAAATCTCCAACAAAATGATGCGGGTTTTGCGCGCCGTTTGGACGAGACAACTTCCTTCTTGAAAGAGTTCAAGCAAGCGACCATGAAACGCGTCAATGGTCGATTGGTGGGCACTCCTTCAGCAGGAGCGGGTAGACCACAGGCTCGCGGTCACTAGAGTTTCCGGCTGGAAACTCCGGGAAACTTCAAAGAAAGTTCGATCTTCCTGTCACAGGTAGTTGACGGGTATAGATATAGATTCTAAACCTAGGTATATCGAAGGTCATAGGAAACCCATGCCCGTTGTTCTCAAAAACGCAGTCGTCGACCAACTCCGCGCATCACGTTACGCGGACGATGCCATGTCGCGTCTCCGGGAGAACTCCTGGGAAGTGCAGCGCGGTGCGCTGGTGCGCATGGTCGAGTCGACTGAGTGGCGCTTCGGTCCTGCTGAGTTGATCGCCACCTTCGACCACCACGTCCTGGCCAAGTCGCCTAGCGGAGACATTGTTCAGGTCGAGTGGTCTACTGGTGATGAGGGTCAGATCTATCTGGGCCGCGCCGTTGTTCACGAGTCCACCACACCTGTGTCGGACCTGGGCTACGAAGTCATGGAGACCGCTCGCTCCGCTGTCGACAAGATCCTCGACGAGGACTACACAGCAGCCGGCCCCATGATCGCGTGCATCACTGAGGCGCTTGACGTCGGCGGTGATCTTCAGCGCCAGATCGGCAACGAGGTGACTGTTCAGTCGCTCAGCCGCCGCGCCTGGTGGCACGACGTTGTTGGCCTCAACGAGGACACCGTCGAGAAGCTCCCAGAGGTGAATGTCGAAGACATTCAAAAGTCGGCTACCGACCTCCTTGCCTTCTTGAAGGAGCAAGCGTCCACGCTCTCAATTACTGCTCGTCAACTCGACGGCGGTAACGCAGGGCCAGAGATCGAATCTCTGGCTTCGGACGTCGTTGAGGATGTTCACCGAGCAATCTCGGCGCTGATGAACCTCGACCGTCGCCGTACGGCCGAGGTGACCAAGATTTACGAAGCGGTCATGTCTGCGACGCCGCAGCTTCTCAGTGGGATCGCTTTCCTCTCACAGTTGTCCGAAGCCTCGGACGAGAACGTCAGCTAGCCAGGTCGGAAGGCCCGAGGAGATTTCACATGATGCTTCCAGCTACAGGTCCGACGACCTCCCTTATGGAAGACCTCCAGTCCCTCAACATGGTTGAGTCGAGTGGACCTTCTACAAAGGTCAAGCAGGTCAAGCAGTCTGACCCCGAAGGCGGAGACTACGCCGGCAAGCCTGGCAACAAGACCCCTGATCCGGGCGGTGACGTCGACCTGGAAACTGGTGACGCGGCTGCCGGTCACTACACCTACGTCCCCGGACGTGGTGACGAGAACGTCGGTCCCGACGGCAAGTACGGCAAGAGCCGTGGCGGCGCCAAGAACGAGGACTACGAGGACTCTTCGGGCAAGATGGTTCCGAGCTTCATGATTCCTCCCGCCGTCTCCGCTGACGAGATCGCCGAGGAGCAGGAGGCTCTGGCCGAGCAGGCTCGCGCTGGCCAACTGAACCGTGCTTGGGACGTCATCAACGCCTACTTCAGCGAGGACGACGACGGTCTCAACGAGGATGGCCTGCGCGGCGTCATCAACGCCATGGGCCACGCGATCAACGTCGCCGTCGAAGACATCGCCATGCTTCAGGGTGAGAACGTTCGCCTGACCGAGGCGGTCAACGACCTGAACCGGATCCTCAAGGAGTCCGAGCTTCACGAGGCAGCAATGCCCCCTGAGATGATGGCCAAGTACCAGGCCATGCAGGCCAAGGGCGACGACGACGACGAGGAAGAGGACGACGACGACGACGAAGACGACGAGAAGGGTTCGAAGCAGGCAGCTTCCTACCGCTCCCGTTCCAACCTTCACGAGGACGCTAGCCTCAACTCGATCCTCGACGAGGTTGCCTCCATTGGCGGCAGCCCTCGCCAGCAGGCGATCAGCGCCCAGAGCAAGCTGATCGAAGCCTTCGAGAGCGTGCTGGAGTCGGCCTCTGAAGTCGTCGACCGTGTTGTGGACGTGATCCGTGACGACGAAGGTCTCGCTGAGGACGAGGAGATCGAGCTTCCCGAAGACGACGCGCGCCTCAAGGTCGCGAACTACTTCTACGGGATCGCCGAGGACGCCCAGGGCTACCTCAACCGCCTGGCAGATGGCGACGTCGCCTTCCGCGTGGCCGAGGAAGACCTGAGCCGCTTGCACGCTGACATCCAGAACGGCATCGACGCGATGCACAAGATCCCCGCGTAAGGAGACGTAGTCGAGGAACGGTTTCGGTAACCCACGACTAAGTCTGGAGACTTTCATGACGACCAACACAATGAGCCCACAGGTAGAGCAGCGTTTCCGTGCAAACGCCAGCGCTACCCGTCGGCCTCTGGTCGACAACATGTTGGTGGAGTCTGAGGGCTTCACCAAGATGACCGTCCTGGCCGAAGACTCTCAGAGCAAGGGCGCTCTGATTGTCGAAGGTCTGGTCGGTATCTGTGGAAAGGCGACGAAGAATCGTCGTCTCTACACAGAGTCGATCATGAAGCGAGAGATCAAGCGTCTTCAGGAACGGATCGATTCTCGGTCCCTCCTGGCTGCTGTGGATCACCCCACAGACGGCAAGTCGCGTATCCGTGAGGCTGGCGCCATCTGCGTTGGTCTCCGGTGCGAGGCCGACGGTCGGATCATCGGCAAGTACGAAATCGTCGAAGACTCGACCGGTGGTAAGGATCTCGCCGCATTCCTGCGTGCAGGTGCCTCCATTGGTATGTCCTCCCGTGGCCTGGGTTCGACCTCGGTCAACATGGAAGGCGTCCACGTTGTTGGCGAGGACTTCAAGCTCCACGGCTTCGACTTCGTCGCTGATCCCGCTTGCGAGACGGCCTATCCCACACTGGTGTCTGAGGACGTCGACGCGGCACAGGTCGACGAGAACCAGCTTCGCGCAACCTTCGGCAACCTTGTCGAGCAGATCGAAGATCGCGCTCGCCAGGCTGGTGCCGAGATCGCTGAAGAAGAGGTTCGGGCTCAGGTCGAAGAGGAGTTCAAGTCGGCACTCGATGAGGCCGGTGGCAAGCTCCGTGAAGACATCAAGCTCCAGGTGGAGTCCGAGATCCGCGAACAGCTTCGCGAAGACTTCTCGGTCAAGCTCCTAAAGGCCCTCCAAGAGCAGCGGACTCAGATCGAGTCTGTTGTGCGCTCAGAGCTTCTCTCCGACCCCAAGGTCGGTGCCGCCAAGCGCTTCATGGAAGACCTCGCTCAGAAGCTCGTGCCCTTCGCACCGGCGCCCGACCAGCAAGTCGTCATGGACGATTACGAGGCCAAGCTGGCTTCGCTGCGTGAGGACGTCGAGAAGAACGAGGCTGCGGTCGGCGCCAAGGACAGCGTCATCAACGAGATGGCCGAGCGCGTTGAGGTCGCCGAACAGGCCGCTCGCTCGCTGGGCTACAAGCTCTACATCGAGCGCTGCCTTGAGGGTCGCGAGAACGCTGCTCACCTCCGTGAGATGATCGGCACCCCTGACGGCAGCGAGAGCGCCGACGATCTCCGTGATCGCGTCAGCGCAGTTCTGAACCAGGTCTCCGAGGCAGAGGATCAGGCCCAAGCGCAAGCTCAGTCCAAGATCAAGCTCAAGGAGCACAAGGCCGATCTGGCCCGCAGGAAGGCAGAGGTCGCAACCGAAGACTTCGACCGTTTCCGCTCTGAGATGGAAGGACGCTTCGAACGTCTCTCCACTCGCATGGGATCGCAAATCCGCGAGAAGGATCGTGCGCTCTCCGAGGCTCTCGGCCATATCGAGAACCTAGAGAGCACAGTGGGCCAGTCCCGTCGTCAGCTTCAAGAAGCTGACCTTCGCGCATACGCGGCCCGACGCGTTATCGGCCACCCCCGCGCAAACGACATTCTCTCCCTCGTTGAGAGTGGACGAGTGACCTCGAAGGACCAAGTCCAGCAACTTGCCGAGCAGTGGGACAACACTGCAAGCGAGCCTGGCGGGGTCAGTGAGCGCATTCGTCGTTCACTTGGGCGAGGCCGTGAGGCCCCCACTGAGGACGACCAACAGCGGTTTACTCAACTAATGGAAGACCAGCAGACCATTCCCGGTCTTGAGGGCTTCGACACCACCATGGGAGAACTCCGCGCGCTGTCGGGGATCGATCATGACTCTTTCAATGGCAGATTCTAAGGAGGGACACCCATGTTCCAGGCACGTTCAATGATTGCCGAGAGTGCAGAAGGGTGCGCCCTCGCCGATCACGGTATGGTTCGACAGTACGTCAACAAGTGGGCTCCCCTGCTTGAAGGCATCGAGTCCGAACTCGACAAGTTCACCCCTCGTGGGCAGGCCCAGTATGTGAAGTCCGTCGCGGCCTTCATGCTGGAGAACCAGGCTCGACACCTCAAGCGGCTCTCTGAGGAGACTCGGGCGCTGTCGGTCGGCCCGTTCTTGAAGTTCGTCTTTCCCGTCATCCGACGCGCCGCCGTGCGGTTGGTTGCGACGCAGATTGCGTCCGTCCAGCCCATGACCGGTCCCATCGGTGGCGTGGCCTTCTACAGGCCACGTTATGCGACGGACAAGGGTCAGGTCGTCGCCGGCCAGGAGATGAACAAGACGTTCAACAAGTGGTACTCGTCGAACTTCATCGACGGCGAAGGCATTGGCACCGGCAACGGCACCAACACCGTCTTCTCCTCGAACCTGAAGTTCCCTCGGGTTCTCTCCGGCACCCTCCGGGTCCTGGTTCGCACGGCTGGCACGACCCAGACGGGCACCCTGGTCGGAACTGACAACGGCGCTGGCGGTCTGACCGCTGTTGCTGGCGGGCCTCTCGCTGGCGGCACGATCAACTACCAGGCTGGTCAGCTTCAGGTCAACTTCGCCGCCGCTCCGGCGACGACCGACGAAGTGCTCATTGAGTACAAGTACGACAACGAACTGAACCCCCGGATCCCCGAAGTCCAGTTGGACATCGCGATCCAGGAGATCCGTGCGGAGTCGCGCAAGCTCAAGAGCCTGGCGTCCGTCGAGGCTGCGGACGACCTCCGCGCCCTCTGGGGACGTGACATCGACGCCGACCTCGTTGCTCACATGAGTGACGAAATGACGGCGGAGATCGACCGCGAGATCGCCGGCACGGCGCTGAACGCAGTCGAGGGTCTGGCCATGCTGGACTGGGACCGTGCGACTCCTTCGGGCGTCTCCGATCCTGAGCACCTCCAGTCGCTCGTGATCCGCATGTCCGAGGCGAGCCACATCGTTCACCGTCGCACCCAGCGTGCGCCGACGAACTGGTGCATCACCTCGTCCGAGGTCGCTGCCCTCCTGGAGACCATGCCCGGATTCGCTTCCGTGGACGATGGTCACGTCTACCAGGGAGGCATCATGAAGGGAGGTGTCCTCAACAGGAAGTGGGTTATCTACGTTGATCCCCTCTTCCCGCAGGACGAGATCCTCATGGGTTACCAGGGTCCTTCGATCCTGGACACCGGCATGATCTACTCGCCCTACGTGCCGATGGAGATCACGCCTAACTTCGTTGACCCCAACGACTTCAGCCTCCGTCGCGCGATCCGCACGCGTCACAAGATCACCCTGATCCGGCCGGAGTTCTTCTCGAAGGTCAAGATCTCGAACCTCAACTAGGTTCGAACTCCCTTCGGCTTTGAAAGAGGGCGGCGGCAGATGCCGCCGCCCTTTTTCTATGTCTAGACGTCCTTCCTTCGAGCTAACCGTGAGGTAACCGTGAGCACTCTCTTCGAACGAATCGGCCTCGCAGAAGGACGAGGACGAAACTTCCGGATTGCTGATCGCAGAGGTGACGCGGCGCGAGCAGACTGGTATTCCGATGACTCGGAGAGTCGTCGGAAGCGTAGTCAACGTCGTGCAATCGCCAAATTCCTCAAGCCAGCAGAGGATTGGGCTGACAAGGAATCAGACAGTCTTGGGCACAACAAGAGGCAGCGAGAAGAGCACGCCCGCTATCACACCACGCTAGCTCTCAACCCCAGTCTGAAGGATGACGCAAGCTTCCATCAGGACCACAAGGACCGTCTCTATAAGCATCAAGAGACGGCGCAGCGGAATCGCCCTGTCCGATCTAAGGATCAGAAGAAGCGTGGTGGTGTCGGAGCGCAATGGGACACCGTCGTCGGCGGTAAGCGCGCCAAGCGCTTTGAGGCTACGGAGTCGATGTTCGACCGTGTTTTCACCGAGGGCGTAAAGAAGCTCCAACGTGCTGGTCAGGGCCTTGTAGCCTCTGGCACTGTGAGGAATGTCGCAAACCCTCGCTCTGGTCCGGACTACCCTTACACGCGCCCAGATCCAGATGAGGCCCGAACGGCGAAGGCGCTCTATAAGGCGCACTCTTCTGACGAGCGCGAGACAGCCAGCATCCGAGGCACTTCACGCAAAGAGGCGATGAAGAAAGCGACCGACAAGACTAAGGCTGAGTTGGAGGACGATCCTCAGGACAGGTGGCGAGACGCCAACTGGAAGCCTAAGCGTCGCCCTCGTGTCAGCAGGCAAGAGCGCAAGGCTTACCACGACACGCGTGGTGGTGACCGAGAGACCCACTAAGGAGAAGCCGCGTGTATCAAGCACATACGCTACTGATCCTCGAAGACCTACTTGGGTCTCGGACCTTTCGTCGACTCATCGAGGGCAAAGACCCTGCGCCTGATCCCGAGCGCCAGTCGCGCCCGGTCATTCCTCCACATCTCCGCACGAGCCATGAGGAGGACACGCACCCAGCGATGAAGCTGCCGGGCCACAAGTTCCCTCAAGCAGTGCATGACGTCGCGCACTCCATCAAGAAGGCTGGTGGACGCGCGATGATGGTCGGCGGCTACGTCCGCGATACGCTGGAGAAGCATTTCCATGGAGGGGACGAGCCCTCCAAGGACTACGACATGGAAGTCCATGGGATGCACCCAGATCACCTGGATAAGCACTTGGACTCCATCGGACGAGTGGACAGAGTCGGCAAGGCTTTCGGGGTGATGAAGCTCACACACAAGAAGCACGACTTTGACATCTCGATCCCCCGCCGAGACAACAAGGTCGGTAAGGGGCACAAGGGCTTCATGCCCGAGCCTGATCCGCACATGACCATTGGCGAGGCTGGTCATCGTCGGGACTTCACCATGAACTCGGTGGCGATGGACCCACACACTGGGCATGTCTACGACCCGCACCACGGCATCAAGGACATCAAGAGTCGGACGCTACGGGCTACAGACCCCAAAGCGTTTGCTGAGGATCCTCTGCGTATTCTGCGTGGCGCTCAGTTTGCCGCCCGCAAGAAGATGACGGTTCACCCACACACCATGAAGCTGATGCAGAACGCCGGGCACGAGCTAAAGGATCTGCCTCGTGAGCGTGTTGGTGTCGAGTGGAAGAAGCTTCTCATGAAGGGCAAGCACCCTGAGCACGGCCTAAAGGTCTTGCACGACTCGGGTGCGCTGAAGCATCTTCACCCTGAGCTTCATGCACTGACAGACCACCAACACGATCCGCACGATCACACGAAGGGCACTTCGTTTGAGCACACAGGTCGGGCACTGAGCCATGTTGTGCATGCGACTAAGGGGCTGCCCGATGACTCTCGCGAATCGATCCACCACGCCACGCTGATGCATAACGTAGGGCGACCGGCAGGTACGGATGACCACGCTTCGGCTGGCTCAGCTATCTCTCGTTCTACTGGCAAGAGCCAGTTTGATCTGGAGAAGAACGTCGCCACCAAGACTCATAAGCTCGTAGGCGAGCACGGTGCTCCTCACGAGATTCACGAGGCACACAAGCGCGGCGAGAACACAGACGCGCACATTCGCCATCTCGCTCACCGCCTAGGACCGTCGAAGCCAACGGCCCACGACGGCTCGTCTATTGGTGATCTTCTACACGTCGCTCACGCGTCACATGTGGCAGATGGTAGTGGTGACCCTCACCACGCTGGTGACTTCTTGCGCAAGCGTGCCAAGGCACTTGGGGTTCACGACGGGCCTCAAGAGCGGCTTGTTACCGGCAAGCACCTGAAGGCAGATGGTGTCAAAGGCGGACGTCGTATGGGAAGAGCCTTGGACCACGCCCACCAGAGGCAGTTGGATGGTGATGTCACTACTCACGAGGAGGCGAAGAAGGCTGCACTCGATCACCTCGCACACCTCGAACGTGAAGAGGGGCCTGAACAAGGGAAGAAGCAGAAGGTCAATCGTCGTAAGAAGCCTCCATTGGCGGAGAACTACTCGCTCTACGCACGCGTCTTTAGTGCTTAGACGGAGGCGCTCTGCACTTGATGTACGCCTCGGCAACCTCGTGGTAAGTTGTAGGGTAACCACGGGGAGATCGCGCTATGATGCGCCCGTAAGCCTAGCCTTGTTGATTCTGGTCCCACCGAAGGGAGGTGCGGAGGAAACGGCGGCTTGCGGAGGTCGTCGTTTCTTTCGTTCTCGTAAGGTCCCCTCATGAGCCATATCCCTAGCCTGCACGACCGGATCTTTGAGGGATTCTCCGACGACGTCAAGCACGCACTGGCCGTCGGAATGCAGACACCCGAACGATTCGGTGGTCCACCCGAGAAGCCCAAGGAGCGTAAGAAGCCCAAGCCGACTCTGAAGAAGCCGACTCTGAAGAAGCGGCTCAAGAGGTTTGCTACGGACGCCGGCCGAGTCATGTTCCCTCGCAGCGAGGACGTGACCCTCTTCGACCAAGTTTTCACGGAGTCCGACAAGAAAAAGCTAGGTTTCGTAGGAAGCGTCAAGAAGATCGCCAAGGACGCCCACGAGTATGCGGATGTTTCAGATCCCACACACCCTTGGAATAAGATCCTCGTCACAGCGAAGAAGTGGTCTGACCAGGGCGGCGCGCTCGCCGGGAAAGATCAGGCGAAACCTCAAGCCAAACTTGAGAAAAAGGCTGGGTGGGGGTCTGAAGCCCTGAAACGTAAGAGTTCTTCGAAGGACAAGAAAAGCTCTAAATCAAAACACCCCATGAAGGTGCTCAGGAAGAGCATGCGGGATGCTCAACGCGACCGCGACCGCGTCAGCCGTGGGGCTCAGGCGCCTCAGGGTGTTGGTCGCTCGAACCTAGGGGCCCCCGCAAAGACCACCTCGAAGCAACCTTCTGCCAAGAGGTAGCGGATCTTATTCCGATACCCCATAATCCACTTACTTTGGTGGCACTACTACTGATCCAATTCGGGTTCGTAACCTCTTTCCTCGCATGTAGAATGAGGTAACCATCCGACTCGGCGGAGAGACCTCATGGCGACAGGCAGCAAAACAGTCAAGTTTCAGGGCAGCTTCTCGGTGCATGACGCATCGAACGTCGCCTCTCCCAACAAGCCGATCAAGGATCTCACGCTCACCGTGGCGCAGGTTCAGTCGTCGGACCCGATGTGCATCGCTGGTGCTTCGGTGGACTTCCAAGTTCCGTTCGGTGCGATCACCGGCGCAAAGCGGATCTACATCAAGACTGACCAGTCGGTCACGATTAAGTTCAACCAGGACACTGATCTCGGGTTCTCCTGGAAGGGCGAAGGTGTGGTTCCTTCTGAGGACGGGATCACTGCGCTCTACATCACTACAGGTCCGAACGACACCAACGTCGAGATCGTTATCGCAGGAGACTAGCCATGGGCCCCACTCTCTACGTTGAACGCGAAACTATGCCCTCCGTCATTCCTGGCGAAGAGGTCATGGTCATTGCACGCAACAAGGGGTCGGAGAACGCGACGCCCAAGTTCTACATTGTGGGGCTGGCTCCTGGAACGACCTATGAGACGCGCACCGGTCAGGGTCCCATGGTCGACACGTTCCCGGCGACGCCCGGTTCGACCCTTGGTCGTGGTCAACGCCAGCACGTCGATTTTGGCGCGGCTGTCGCCGCCGATCACAACATCTACGTGCTGCGCTGCCTCACCGGGCGCCTTGCGGTGACCGTCGTGTCGCCGCATGAGGTTCAGATGCAGTTCCGCACCAGGGGGCGTGCAAGCGCATGACCGACCACCTTCATCCTCAGCGTGAGACCTACCCGCTCGTCAACACAGACGACACGTTGGTCGCTGTATTCCGGCACCACATCGTGCCGGGCTCTCCGCCGGTTCTCTTTATGGAGGGCCTTGCGGCAACCGAAGCGCTCGTGAAGTGCAGTCGAACCCTCGACGACCGCTCTGGTCTTGTCGTGGTCGACTTCAGCAACGGTGCGCTCGCTACCATCACGATCATCGTGGACGGTGGGGCGCCGACGGTGCTCACCGAGGGCACGGAATTCGACGCTGTGATCTCTAACGAGGAGACGGCCCTTCAGATCGCAGCCGCAATCAACACGGCGGCTGTCGGATTGACCGCCACCACCGAGACGGGTTCGCCGAACGTCTACATCACCCCAGACGCAAGCATCCGGACTTGGAGCGCTACCTCCAGCGACGCTACGGCGTGGACCGAGTCCATCCTAGCTACACCAGGCACGTTGATCTCGGTAGGGCGCCAGGAGCGCACTGAGTTGGAGCTTCCCACTGGGACATCTGACGGCACCTTCCAGGTCGCGTTCCTTACGCTCTTCTCGGGCAGGCTCGCAGTGGACCTGCGCTCGCCCGTCGAGTGCCGCACTTACTTCCGCCAGCCGGCAACGCTGAGCGGCAACACTGGTCACCCTGGCGGGTGGCCTACCACTCCGTAGGTCTAGGGGAACGGCGTGACAATGGCGACTGAGTTTCAAACGTGGAAGAAGGCTGTAGAGATCCCTACGGATCGTCTCGTCTTCACTGACTGGAACTGTAACGAGATGAGCCAGGAGAAGCTGGCTCATCTCCAAGCAGAGATCGAGAACGATGAGGATCCAGAGGATCCTCATTTCGACGAGCCACTTCAGGTGATTCCGATTGCGGAGTCCGAAGGAAAGTTCCTCGTCGTAGGTGGTGAGCACCGCACCAAGATCGCTCGCTCGCTAGAGATGCCAGCAGTCCCATGCGTGATCCGCAACGATCTGTCGAAGATGTCCAGGAAGGATCTGATCCTCTGGTCGGTTCGTCGCAACAACCTTCGTGGTCGAATCAACGCAACCAAGTATGCCGAGATGGAAGCCGAACTGGTTAACCACCACGGCATGACCTCTGAGGCAGCGCGGCGGTCCATGCTGATCGACGGTGACCTGGCCAAGGCGCTTCGGGCGACTCTGGCAGTCCGGGCGAACGAGAACAACGAGTCAGACGATGGGCACGACGGTAAGCGCCAGTTCGGCGACGACGTGGCAGACGCTCGTGAGGATCGACGCTCCAAGGAGGAGCTTCTCTCGGCGCTCAAGATGGCCGAGCAGGACGTGCTCCTCGACTCTGCCGATACCGTCAAGCATGGCTACCTGTTCTTCGCTCAGGGCAAGAACGGTCAGATGCATCTGGTCGTCGACGAATCCCTGGAGCTACACGCACTCATCAAGCAGATGGTTTCCACCTGCAAAGGCAATGACGCGAAGGTCGACGACTTCTTGACCAACGCGATTAGCGCTCAACTGACCTCGGAGACAAAGTGATGCAGGCACAGATGAACAGAACCCGTGCTACTCACAGCCGCCCCTCGATGAACATGTGGGAGTGGTTCGACATGTGGGCCCTCTATGAGGAGGTCACGCGTCGCTTCGGTTCGAGGAACCTGTTCGAGGATGAGGACGAGGAGGATTACTCGGACGAGGAGAAAGCGAAGCATCACGACTTCTACGTGAAGCACTTCAATGAGGTGCTCCACAACCACAACAGGATGTCTGCCAAGGACAGCAAGGATCGCTTGGCGCAGGTTGGTCAGTGGGCGTCGGAGCCATCGTCGAAGGTCGACATCAGGGCCGGACTGCGTCCACGACAAGGACGAACCGAGCGGGGCAGGGTCGTCCCTGTGGGCAAGGACCCAGTAACCAAGAAGAAGCAATTCGTGAGCAGCGAAGCACCTGGCTTCGGCGAGAAGGCTCGCGACTTTCGTAAGCGTCGGAGCGAGTGGCACAAGGGTCTTCGCGCTGATGGTCACGATCTGAAGTCTGCTCACTCGGCCGCCCAGATCGTGACCGCAGTGAGCGGTAGTAAGCACGGTCACATTCTGCTCAGGGCCGCGAAGTCTCTCGCAGGCGACCCGCACAAGTCACCTGAGCGTCACAGAGGCATTTCGAGCACGACGGCTAAGAGCGTGCCTGGTGGTGGCAAGACCTCGCCTGATGAAGATAAGCACTTCATCGGTGCCACGCTGATGACGCGCCACGGAGAAGCGCAGTCGGCGCACACCAACGAAGAGACCAAGCGGCTCCACGCTCGGCTCAAGGCACGTCGCGATCACGCTGCTTCGAAGGTCGAACCACTGGAGCCACGCGGAGAGGAAGAAAGCGAAGAAGCCTGGGGGAAGCGTGCTAGCGCCCACGACTCCAAGGTCAATAAGGCTGAAAGTGATATCGAATCAAACGATAAGCACGGCTATGCCTCTATCTCGACCGATACGAATCACACAGAAGACCAGGTGAAGGCGCACCGCCAGCGCATCTACGGTAAGCGCGCTGGAGCACACCTCTCGCCGATTCGCGACCTGGCTAGACAGGCTATGGCTCACATCGAGCCTAAGAAGGACAAGGACGGGAACATCACTGGCCCCGGCGGCAAGCTGAGTCATGAGTGGGTTGCACGAGCAGCGAAGCAACTTGCGATTCAGCGTCGTAGCTCTCACGAGACAAGCAAGAAGGCGGACTCTTTCAGGAAGGCCGTCGACACCGGTCATCGTTTGGGCGGAGATGACGAAGACCAGGCGAAGGGGATGGCAGGGATCTCTCAGTCCTCCGGCAAGCTTGCCACTCGCGTGAAGACAGGTGAAACGGTCAATCCCAAGTGGCACCACCCTGCCTCAAAACGAGCCAAGGATACTGGCATCACCATGCGGGGGCGCGATGGTAGCCCGAGTGCCGAAGCGCACGAAGCAGCTAACAAGGCTCTAGGAGTAACAAGAAAGAGAGCAAGCATCGATATTGGAACGGCGATCAAGACGCTTACCGACAAGGGCCACGACCCCAAGTCGATTGCCCGGTTGCTCCAACACCCACACGGACAAGTGATGCGGAGGCTGGCCGGCTTCTCACCTACTGGTGCCGAGAGAGGCGGCGGCGCGTCAGGCAAACGTGCTGGTGCGCGAGAGAAGCGCGATCAACAACCCGTCAAGTCTGCGATGCGCGCAGAGCGCGAGGCCAAGATCGCCAAGGGCAAGTCTCCTACTGAGGCCGTCAAGGCCGACCTTCACCGTCTCTATCCGAAGCGAGACGAGGTTGGAGAGGGGCAAGACGACGAGAATCCGACAGGATCCTTCGCAGGCCGCATCCACAAGATGTATCACGGCGAAAAGGACGCAAAGGGAAACTGGATCTCCCAGCCGATGCCTCACAAGAAGGATGTGCAGGCCGATGAGGAGCAGCCAGACAAGCTAGGCGTACGCATTACACCTGGCACGGCACGCGCTGGCTTCACCGCTGGCAGAAACATTTCAGGTGCGAGTCCTCTCGAACACCCTGGCAAGTTCGACGAAGAGGCCGCTCACAAGCAGCACGACGGAGACGAGAAGAAGATCGAGCACGCTCGTCGATCTCACGAGACGCGCCTGGACCGTTTCCACGACAGGATGGCAGACAACCACGACGGTGTTCACAAGGCCATGGATAAGATCCTCGCGAACGTGAAGGATCGAAACCACCACCTGACTGTTCAGCATCGTGAACATCACGACGCACTCAAGCTCGCCAAAAACACAAACAACGAAAGGGATGTAGAGGAGCTAACGGCTCATGGCAAGAAGATGAACATCATGGATGACATCATCGATCACCACATGAACCACGCTCAGCACGATCCTGACGTGAAGAAGGCTTTGGGCGGCTCTCTCGCTCGTGTTCGCTCAGGACTCACCAACATCCAGGCTCGTCTGCGAAAGCATGGTGAGCACTCTATGGCGGCTCGAATCCTTCGTGGGGGCGCATCGCAGAAGGCTCGTGGTGGTGAAGAGCGCGGTAAAGGTCGCCCAGGTGACCCACTTTCGCGTCAGCGCGTTCGCGTTCCCGGCAGCGAGTCTGGTGCCGGTGGTGACATCGAGTCTCCAACAAAGCACAAGCCTGAGCAGTACATCGAGCCGACTACACAAACCAGAAAGGTCAAAATGCGCACAGCGCGCGGCGAGCCTGCTGGTACCGCAAACAGGCCCGTGCCTTCCGTGGCGACGCGAATCCTCGACAAGAGAGCGCAGGCCGCTCGCACCGCCAGCGCTATGGCGAAGCATGCTGCGTCGAAGGCTGCTAAGGAAGCCGCGAAGAGTCGTGAGGACGCCCAGGAGCGGGCAACTATGCAGCGACCTGGTGGCGCAGGTGGCCCAATTGGACCAAAGCCGATTCCTGGCGCCGATAAAGAGGCGGAGAGGCGACGAGCGCGCGGCGACGCTGCTATGGCGGCCAAGAAGTCTCTCGCTGATAAGGTTGCTGCTGCACCGTCTTCGAAGACGGGCAAAGTGGGAACACCAGAGACAAGCTCAACGAGTCCTGCAACCCAGGCTCGATACCGCACCTACCCTTCAAAGTCGACCCCAACAAGTCGCGCTCAGATCACACCAACAACCAGTGATTCACCTCGGATTCAGGCGCCCTCCAGGCCGGAACCCGGAACACCAGGTGGTCGTAGGCCCGAGGGCGAGAAGAAGCTGGTTCGCGCCCGCCCAACGGGCAGAAAGGGCGAGTTCTACGTACAGCCCGCCTCGTCGCCGCGCAGCGCGCCTGGGCGTCTCGCTCGAAGGAAGAAAAAGAAGGAGAAGACTGAGGGAGAGAAGAAGATGGACGCGCTCTTCAGGAAGCCTGACAACAGGGAAGAGTCTCTCTTCGTTCGTACGCGCCTCGTTATCAACGAGTCATCGTCGCTCCTCAATCGGACCCCTCTCTCCGTTTAGGAGCGAACTATGGGCTATCTGACCGATAACATTCCGCTTGGAGAGAACTCTGCGTTCTGCCAAGACCTGTATGTCTATCGGATCATCGTTCAGCCTGGCTCACTCTCTGACTCTGCGCTTTCATCCATCGTCAAAGACGAGATTCCTGACGTTGAGGAATGGCAATACTCTGGGCGACGTCGTTGTCCAATTGTTCCCAACCGAGGCAAGGCTAAGGGTATCCGGCGGGTGATCCATCCGGCTGGTTACGCACAGAACTCGCGCCGTGTTCGACCTTTCACTGAAGAGGTGACATACGCATTTCACACGAACGACCAGCGAAGTCAGATCGCTGCTCGTTTCGACGTGGAGCGCATCAGCTATAGGCTCGAAGATGAGCCGTCCTAACCAGTGAGCTTGCTGTGATTCCATCACGGTTTGGCGTAAACTAGCTAGGATCAAGAGATTTGAGCCTTTAGGCTCTTGGGAGCAAAATCATGGCGCAGGGATTCGACGAAATTCTCGGCCTTTACCAGGCATCCGTGAGGAAGAGCCCTGCCTTGATGATGGAGACGATCAACGTCGATTCCAATCGTGGTGTCACATCGCGCGGCAACTCTCCATACGACAAGTATGCGTCCCCTGCGACTCGGGCTAAAGTCCTTGAGTCTCGGATGCAGGAGATCGAGGCTTTTGCGCGCAGCCGCAGTCTCTCTGCGTCAGCTATCTACGCTCTTGCGGAAGCCGCGATGCGCACTGGAAAGATCCCTGATCTCGGTCAGTTCGGTCTGGCTGGTGACGACGCGGTCGCAACCAAGCAGTTCCTCATCTCCAACGTCCTGAACATCGCTGGTCTGGAATGGACTGACTACAAGGGCGATCCGGTTGTCGAGGACGACGAAGAGCCTGAGCACCACGGCGCGCACGTCGTGGGCGATGAGCCGATGCGCATAGCCCAGGAGCAGGAGCCTCCTAAGAAGCGTCGGCGCCCGAAGACTACTGCTGGCGGCTACCAGATGGCCGACACAAGCAATGATCCTGCACGATTCATGGCTGAGGGCGCCGAGGGTATGCAGTCCAGTGGACAGAAGCTCGGCTCCCACTGGGCGAAGCACACTCCAAATCGCGTCGGATCAGCAGGCGCCAAGCGTGAGCGCCGGGCTGCCCACAAGGCAGGACGTCGTGCCGGGCAGGCTGACGCCGAGCAGGGCATGTCTGACTACGAGCAGGATAAGGAGGAGCGCGAGGAGCATCTTGAAGTCGATCCGACTCGCTTCATGGCTGAGGCTCCCGAGGACTACTGGCAGCGCTCTCGCACAGATCGCAAGAAGTCACAGGCCAACTACGACGAGCGCGTGAAGCGCCGCGCTTCTCAGTTGGGGGGCACCGGCGAAACCGGCTCTCCTGAGGTTCAGGAACAGAAGGCCAAGTCGAGGGCTGCTACCGCTGCGCGCGAAGCTGCGAAGGCTGCAAAGGCGAAGAAGTTCGGTATCGACCGGAAGCCCAAGATGGATAGCGTCGAATTCGATCCCATGACCTTCATGGGTGAGGGTGTGAAGCCAAAGCCGCAGGCCGGCTTCACCGAGAAGCAGGTCCGCAAGTTCACCGGCAGGAACCGCAAGGGTGCGCGCCGTCGCGAAGTTGGCGATGGTTACGGCCGATACGGTCGCCCGGTTGCTGGTGGCGGTCGCGGAAAGAAGGGCGTCCAAGGTGGCTGGGGACCAACCGACGAGCGGAAGGAGCCTCAAGACGTTGACGTTCAGGCTGACTCTGTTTTTGTCGATCCCTCCCGCTTCATGGCTGAAGGAGATGATCCCTACGACCGAATCGTGACCGCTGCTGGACATAGACGGCGGCCACACGAGCTTCAAGGCGAGGAGTTGAAGCGCGCCAAGGCAGAGAGTCAGCGTCGTCGTGAGTCTCCCGAACGTCGGGAGCAGGTGAAGCAGTGGAAGAAGTCTCGTAAGGATCGAGAGTCCCGCAAGGCGGCACGAGCAAAGGAAATGGGCGTCGAGCGCAAGCCGCAGATGAACAGTCTTGAGTTCGATCCCTTTCAGTTCATGGCTGAGGAGAAGGACACTGTCGGTGGACCTTCGAACGCGACCCTCTCGCCCAACCGCATGTCCGATGGTGGCGACACGCCCCACAAGCTCCAGGACTACGAGCGGAATGACCTTCTCTCGAAAGAGGTCATGGCGAAGCTGAGGAAGATTGCCGGAGACGGCGTCTACGGCTACTCCCGTGAGGATCTCTTCCGGCTCGCCCGCGAGCGCGGTCTGCTCGGGACCGAGGAGGCTGTCGAAGAGGCCGCCCATCTTGGTGCTGCCGGAAACGACCGTAGCGCCGGCAGCGCTGGTCTCGGCAACTACCCCGGCCCCACCACAGTTCCCTGGGAAGAGGACGAGAAGGAGAAGCGACGTCGGAAGCAGGAAGAAGACGCTCGTTCTGAGGTCGACAAAATCCTTGGGATTGAGCAAGGTGATCCGCGTGGCGACTCCTGGCCCAAGCTTGGTGGCGAGATGGCTCGCCTCATGGGTGTTCAGGAAAGCGTAGGCACTCCGGTCCATACCTACATGACCCAAGAGGAGGTTGCGGCCGAGGAGAAGGCTCTTCGCGAGCGTTCTGAGACCGACAAGATCCTTGGGATCATGCCTGGTGACCCCCGTGGCGACGCCTGGCCCAAGCTCGGCGGTGAGATGGCGCGTCTCATGAATCTGGAGGATCAAGGCGTTTTCCGGGCCCCGCGTGGCATCAACATGGACGAGCCGGCCGAAGATCAGATCGACGAGATGACCACTTCGGGCGGTCTAGGTGGCTTCATTGGTGGAGGCATGATGGGCGGCGGCATGATGGGCCGCACCTGCGCTATGCCCTCCTACGACGCGTCCTATCAGCTTCCGGAGGATCCGGACGAGCGCGTCAAGGCCCTCAACAAGCTGCTCAACAAGGGCAAGAAGAAGGGCAAGAAGGTTCAGGAGAGCGAGGAGATCTACGAGCCGGCACCGAACTCAACTGAGGTCCCGACTGTTCGTGACGAAGCCTACGACGCTCATCCTTCGCGCTTCATGAAGCGCCGCTAGAGGTCTACGTGACGCTCGAACGCACCAACCTCATCATGGAGACCGGCCCCTACGGGGGCGGGGGCGGTGGTCGTTCGGCTGGTGGATTCGCTACGCCTGTTTCGGGCCGGCGGTTCAATACCTGGCCGTTCGTCCCCAACGCTAAGCTTCTGATGCAGAAGGATCAGGAGGCTCAGCGCCGCCGCGAACGTCTTCGCGAATTGGCGTTAGGATGGTTCATGCACGGTGGCATGGGGACCGCCGGCTCGACGAACGGTGCGTCTAGTGGCTCAGCCCCAGGATCAATCTTCTAGCGACAGCACGAAATGGTGCAGGTGCGAACAGCGCCCACCAATGCCTGGCTCAGATCTTTGCCTCCCGTGCTCAAAGAAAGATCTCGAATCCCCTCAAGAGTGTGGTGCTGAGGGTCCGATAGAGGATCAAAGAGATCGCCTTGGGGCTCTACGGGCCCTAGTCTGGTCACTGATACTTAGCTGCCTGGCGTTCGTGCTAGGAATCGGTATCTTCGTGGGCTGGATTATCTGGGGCAAGTGAAGCGACAGCCCGCGGGGCGAGGTGAGGTGAAATCGTGGCCAAAAACATGGCTGATCTAGGGTGCAAGTCGACTATCTACATCACACCACCGAAGATTGCGGACCCGGTACGGTCCTACTTTGCTTCGGGTGTGATTCCGCTCGATCCGGCGACGGAACCGAACAACCCGTTGAAGGCAACGAACTTCTGCACGGGCCCTGGCTCGAATGGTGGCTCTCTTGGAGATGGGCTTACCGTCTCTTGGTCAGACCACGGTGGCGTCTTCGTCAATCCTCCCTACGGCAAAGGCATGAAGGATTGGTGCGCCAAGATCCACGAGGAGACGGTCGCCGGAACTGAGATTCTGGCCCTCCTTCCCTGCGGTGCTCGGTTCGCCACCAAGTATTGGCAAGACCACATCTTCAATTCCGGACTGGACGTCACACTGTTCGTGCGTGGACGGGTACAGTTCCTTCGTCCGGACGGCTCGGGGACGCAGGGCTCAAACCCCTACGACTCGCAACTGCTTGGGTTCAATGTGGACATCGACAAGTTCGTCAAGTGCTTCGGCCACCTTGGGTCGGTCGTGAAGATGGAAGTTGCATGAGCGGATTCCAGATCGGTGTTCTGATCTGGCTCGTCTTTCTCACTATCCGGAGCTTCACGGCGCAGGCCAGAACCGCGAAGGTCGTTGACCTACTGGTGGAGATGGACGTTCTGAAGCGCGTTGAGACGCCGACGAAGAAGACTAGCTCTACGACGACTTATGTGCCGCCAGACCGATCTGATCCCGACAACAACCCGTTCCTGAAGGCGGGAATCGAAGCAATCAGGCAGAGCAAGAAGAAAGGCAGCCAGGATGGGTGAGCAGCCGAACAAGATCCTGTTCCTGATCGGAGGGAACGCGGGCCACGGGAAGGACACCTTCGCGGACTACTTGAAGGAGGTCACAACACTCTGGACGGGGACCTACTCAACCGCCTACGCCTATGGGATCAAGAAGATCGTTCACGAGACCTACGGAACCCCGTGGGAGATCCTGAACGGGAACAAGGACGTCAAGGAGTCCTCCTTCATCTATCTGGGGGGCCAGAAGACCGAAGTCACGGTTCGTCGTGCGCTCCAGAACATCGGCCAGTTCCACAGGGAGACTTTCGGTCCGACCTGCTGGGCAGCCGCGACGCTTACGCGCTGCAAGCAGTCCAACGAGCGTGTCTGCATCGTGACCGATGCCCGTCACCCAGCCGAAGAGATCCACTGGATCGGCGACGAGGCGGCCTCGGCTGGCTTCGTGGTGGTCCCAGTGAAGATTCGTAGGGAATCGGTCCCGGTCAACCCAGACCACCCCTCAGAGAGCCTCATTCTGGCTGAGCCGGATGGCTCCTTCTCGTTCATCATCAAGAACGACAGCACGCTGGAGGATCTGCGGCGCGCTGCTGAGCAAGTCGCCTGCGCTGCTGTGCTTCTCCAGAAAGCTGGTAAGAAGAAGCTCCCTGGGAAGCTCATGGCCTTCGGAGTCCGCGCTGAGCCGGGACACATGCCCTACGAGCCTACGCTCTCTGCTGAGAGCGCCGACCTGCTCGCCAACAGGATGACGGATGAGACTGGGATACACCACACGGCCGAGCTACTCAAGTTCGACCTCCTGACGGGGGTTGCGAGTGGTCACTAGAACTCAGCCGCACCCCGCGGGCTCCTCTTCCAAGGACAGAACCAATGTTTGATCGCTTCACCGACCGCGCACGCAAGGTCATGGGCTTGGCTCGTACCGAGGCTCAGACGTTCAACCACCAGTACATCGGGACCGAGCACATCCTGCTTGGTCTGATCGAAGAGGGCTCTGGGATCGCTGCCAACGTGCTTCGCAATCTCGATGTCGGGTCGCTGGTAGTGCGTCACGAAGTCGAGAAGATGCTCCAGGATGGCCCGACCATGGTCACTATGGGTCAGCTTCCGTTCACTCCGCGTGCAAAGCGACTGCTGGAGCTAGCTGGCGGTGCAGCGAACGAAATGCACCACGGCTACATCGGCACTGAGCACCTTCTCCTAGGAGTCCTTCTCGAAGACGAAGGCACAGCCGCTAAGGCGCTGAAGAACCTCGGGCTGAACTCGGACAACGTTCGCGCCGAGGTCATGGAGTTGCTCGGCCCCCTGGCAAACAGGCCCATTACGGAGGCGACGACTAACGATGTAGGGTTCGACGACTACCAAGCGTTCACGCGCACGACCGCCGTCTACCCCGGCTGCGACGAGCAGGGCTTCCACAGCGCCTCTTACTGCACCTTCGGCCTTACCGGCGAGGCCGGCGAGGTCGCCGAGAAGATGAAGAAGCGCTACCGCCTGGGCGGCCCCAATGCTTTCCTTCCCGGCTCGGTTGTGGACTACAAGGGCAACCCTGAGACCTACGAGGAGTTCGTGGAGGGCGTTAAGAAGGAACTCGGAGACGTGCTTTGGTACGTCGCGGGCCTCGCTGCTGAACTCGGAATCTCGCTCTCTGACGTTGCTGACGCCAACATCGTGAAGCTCTCGTCGCGCAAAGAACGCGGTGTGCTCAAGGGCAAGGGCGACGATAGGTAACCGCGCGCTCACGCGCCGTGTCTGTCAAGTCCTAAGACCGAATAATCGGTAAGTCTCGGTCTATTCGTTGCATTCGACCGCTACTGCAAGACCTACGTCGTGTCACACGAATAGGTCTCGCAGTCCCCGAGCGCGATGCGCTATGGTGGCTAACCTGGGTCGCACAGACGAAGCCTCGAATGGTATGTAACGTCTACTGGTCCAGTAAAAGAAACACGAGTTGTTGGGCGCGAGGTGAGCAGGGGCTTGGGACGTATTACGGCTGAACGCCGATACCCCACAGACCTCTCTCCGGTGAATACGTACCCACAGCTTACAAGGAGGTAACTACGTGGCAGGCTCCGCTACCCGCTCGGCATCTGACGATCTTTCCAAGTCCATTGCGTTCTTCAGTGGCGCTGAGATGCCTGCTCGGGTGTGGAATCGAAAGTACCGGTTGCGCGACAAGGTCGACAACTACCTGGAGGAGTCGCCCCTTCAGACCTTCTGCCGCATGGCCGACGCCGTTCACGCCCCGACCGACTCGTCGATGCGGCAGAACCTCGTCGAGAGGCGCTTCATTCCCGCCGGCCGGATCCTCTTCGCCCTCGGAAACCCCTACTTCAGCGCAACCCTAAAGAACTGCTATGTACTGGGCCTGGAGGGAGACTCGTTGGAGTCAATCTCCGAGCTTCGTGGGCAGATGGCACGCACTTACGCCATGGGCGGGGGTGTCGGGATCGATCTCTCGGCTCTGCGTCCTGCTGGCGCTCCTGTGAAGAACTGCGCAATCACGTCCTCGGGCGCTGCGAGCTTCGCTGACGGCTTCTCGCACCTGACAGGTGAGATTGGTCAGAATGGTCGTCGCGGCGCGCTCATGATCTCTCTGAGCGTCGACCACCCCGACATTCAGCGCTTCGTGCAGGCCAAGAACGACTTCAACCACGACCTCGCGACCAAGATCCGTGAGAAGCTCCCCCGCAAGCTATACAAGCAACTGAACGAAGAGGTCATCGAGCCTCGTCGTGCGTGCGGTAACGCCAACATGAGCGTTCGCATCACCGACCGCTTCATGAAGGCTGTGAAGGACGGCAAGCACCACATCACGCGCTTCATCATGGACGACGGGCAGGAGATCACCGAGGTCTTCGACGCCAAGAAGCTGTTCCGTGACATCGTAATGGGTGCTTGGAGCCACGGCTGCCCTGGCTGCCTGTTCTGGGACACCATGGCGCGCGAGGACAACCGCAATTACCTCGCACCTAGGTGGCACATTGTTACCACCAACCCATGCGGAGAGCAGCCTCTCAGCGATGGCGGGTCGTGCAACCTCGGAGCGGTCAATCTCGCTCGGTTCACCAAGCACCCTTACACAGACCGTGCTGAGTTCGACTGGGATGGCTTCAAGCAAGCGATCCGTGACGGTGTTTGCTTCCTCGATGAGGTCAACACTATCGAACTCGAAGAAAACCGCGCTCCGATCTCGAAGCAGGCCGAGGTCACCGAAGGTCTGCGCCAGGTCGGGCTGGGTGTCATGGGCTATGGCGATCTGTTGCTTCAGCACCAGATCAAGTACGGCTCGGACGAGGCGCTGGCCTTCACCGACAAGCTGTTCCGCTGCCTCCGCGACACGGCCTATCACGAATCGATCATGCTCGCGAAGGAGAAGGGTCCGTTCCCTGCCTTCAACTGGGAGCAGATCAAGCGCTCGCCGTTCATCGACCGTCTGCCTGGTGAACTGAAGAAGCTGATGGCGAAGCACGGTCTTCGCAACAGCAACGTCCTGAGCATCGCACCCACTGGCACTATCGCCATCATGGGTGAGACCACTGGTGGGATCGAGCCGGAGTTCGCTTACCAACTTACCCGTGCGGCTCAACTCGGTACCGGCAAGCGGACCAAGTTCACCTTCCTCACGCCTACCGCACAGCGGATCGCCAAGGCGCTCGGTAAGAGCGTGCCTCAGGGTGAGATCGAAGGCGCGGTCGACATGTCGTGGCTGCCCGAGTGGGCCGTGGCTAGTCACCAGATCGATCCCAAGCGTCGAGTTCTGGTGCAAGGCACCATTCAGCAGTACATCGACACGGCGATCTCGTCGACGGTGAACCTGCCGGAGACGGCCACAGTCGAGGACGTGATGGACATCTACTGGACTGCTTACGAGGCAGGCTGCAAGGGTGTCACCGTCTACCGTGAAGGGTCGCGTGAGGGCATTCTTCAGACGCTCCAAGAAGCAGAGCGCCTTGAGTATCCCATCGAGCCTCCGCTCCAGATCAAGTCCAAGCGGCTGTCGTTCAAGGGGCAGAACGGACTTCAGCGCATCCTCATCAACGTAGGCGACTACCGTCCTGGTGTGCCATGCGAGGTCTCGGTCATCCACGGCAAGTCCGGAACTGAGGTCGCGTCCTACGCGTCTGCACTCGGGATCGTCATCTCCATCGCTCTCCAGAACGGCGTCCACCCGATCAAGCTCGCTCGGGCGATGGAAGGCATCAGCGCTGGCTGGGCAACACGTCTTCCTCTTGACGGCAAGGGCAACAAGCCCACGACCGTTCAGAGCGTGCCCGACAGCGTGGCTGCCGCGCTGCGGAAGTTCTACGGCAACGGGATCTACGAGAAGGGCCTCGCCGGCAAGCCGATCAACGGCGAGACCAACAAGACCGGCTGGGAACTCACGGCTGAGGAGCGCAACCGGGCTCAGAACTGCCCGAAGTGCGGCAAGCAGACCTACATTCCAGACTCCTCATGCTGGAAGTGCATCAATCCGGCCTGCGACGTCGATGGGATCTGTGGCTAAGGGAAGCTAACCCGAGTCAAACAGGTTGGTAACCCAGCCCTCGTGATAGGATCGCCAGATACGGTAAGCCTGTTACGAGGGTCGTCTTTTGAGGTTTTCATCGCTCCGACTCCTGCCTCTGGCGTTGCTCCTCTTGGTAGGAGTGGCGCTCGCTCAAGGCGCACCGTCCCCTACCCCACAAGTCCCCGGTAACACGGTTCCGGCTTGGGTCTTCTATTGGGTACTCGGTCTAGTCACCGCAGGAGCCGTAGTCTGGACGGGCGTCACTAAGATCCTTTGGGATCGAGGTAGCGAGGCCCAGAAGGCGACCATTGCGGCCCAACAAAGGGCTAGTGTTCTCACTGACGAGGAGAAGGGCTGGCTCCGACAGCTTTACCACTGGCACAAAGCGGTCGACGACGATCAGGTCCCGCTTTGGTATATCCCTCGCTCTTGGCTAGAGCACATCAAGGGACTCAAGGACGACCACGCCGCCGTGAAGGGTCTCCTTACCAAGCTCGTCGAGTGGAACGAAGAAATCATCTCTGACCTCCGTGAGCAACTCAAGGAAAGCCGAGGGTTGCAAGCTCAACAGCAGACAAAGATGTTGAAGCTGGCGGTTCGAGTTCAACGCGCCGTCGAGGCCCTTGCCGGCATGGAGACGCCTCCCGCCATTGAGACGGATCTCGACGATGACGACGAGGAGACTTCGTGACAGCGATGAGACCAGCACCGAAGCCGGTGAGTAGCCAAGAAGTGGAGGAGCCCGTGCTCGACGATGTCATTCAACGGATCGATCAGTCCCTACCGATCATCCACAAACGGATTGCAGACGGTGAACCCGAGAAGCCTACGACAAGGCTGTCTCGGGAGCAGGCTGTTCGTGCGCAGGCCGTCTTTCAGGACATGAAGGACAATCCCATCCTCAATGAGGAGGGAGATGACATCTGCCTCAAGAAAAAGAAGAAGAAACGGGTGCGACGCGTCAATGGACATTTGGGGTAGCACAACCAACCCCGTATGCTCCTGTAAGGTAAAATAAGTGCTTCTCCGCAGGAGAAGAAAGATCGTTAGGTAGTCGTTCATGGCAACGAACGTCGACAAATTCGTAGAGCCGAGTGAGATCCCGGGATCCGTCGCCGTTCCGGTCGGCGGCGTCATCATGTGGATGAACACTGCCGCTGCTTCTATGAATCCGACCCCTCCCGCAGGCTTCGAGTTCTGTGATGGAACAGCGGTCGTAACGGTCGGCTCTCCTCTCCTTGGCGAGATCAAGCCCAACTTGATGATTACCAGTGCTGGTGGCGCGAAGGGTGTGGCGCGCGGCGCCGATGTAAACACCGCTCCTTACGGTGTCGGCACCCCTCTTGTCCAAGGGGGCAATGATCTTCACAACCACACCGCAAATTCCGTTAGCAACCACAACCATGGAATGAAGAACCACTCTCATTCCATGCAGAACCATACTCACGCTAGCGGAGGGGGAGGAAACCACACCCACTCCACAAGTGATGCAGTCCAGCCGACTGGTGGTGGCGCCACTTACCAGGGCGGCATCTTTGCGCACTTCCACACCATTTCGAGTAGTGGCTCCCACACTCATTTTGGATCGGGCACGCCAAGCTCCGCCAGCACTGGTAGTCCAAACGACAACACCTCTGACGGCGCAGGCAGTCACGGTCACTCGATCAACAACAACACGGTCTTCCCTGTATTCCACACAGAGATCGCGTTCATCGTGAGAGTGCTCTAGTGCCGTCAACGCACTCATACACTCCTGGTGAACTACCGGCGATGTATTCCCCTTGGGGATACGCATGGCTGCGCGAGCGATTGCTTGCTGCCGGACGAACGAACCCAACTGTCTACGAAGACGCCGCCGTTCCCGGCAACGTCGTTTTGTGGATAGGTGAGGCGAACGTCTCCAAGAACCAACTCGCTTTTGAGTGTCAGGCACCGGTCGCCGAGTTGGCCGCGAACCAGTCGGACATGAACGTCCCGCCTATGTCCACACAGATGGTGACAATCACCGGTCCCATTGGGGCTCTCGTTAAGGTCCGTTTCGAAGGAATTGCCTTCGTCTCGGAGACCGAGTTCACGATCCCCGGCAACAGCAATTACGATTTCCAGGTCGGACCGTGTCCGGCCGGGCAACGTCTTGTTATCCCTCAGATGCTCGATTTCTACGTTGAGGACGGTTCGTGCTCACCCGTAGCGGTCATGGTTACTTTCAAATGAACGGGAGCGGCACAGCAACAGCGTTAAGGGCTAGGGAGATTGGTCCCATTTACCCCGTATCACCGTTTGACTTTGCGTTTCCACAGGCTTAGACTCTGGGGAGTTAGATAGATCTCCCCTGGGAGGAAGAACATGTCAGTCCTTCGTCAGCAATTCGCTCAGACTCTCGTGGCAAGCGTTCCCGACGCTACCACGCTGGAGTTCGATCTCTTCGGCCCGGAGTCGCCCCTCGCGCCTCCCTACGCAGAGAACACCGATCACGTCACCGAGCCCCGTCAAGTTCGTCAGAACGAGGCAGGCTGGGTCGTCATCGATGGTCTCTCCAACCTCGCTGTCCCGACTGTCACCTTCGACGTCGAGATCTGGCAGCGTGGTGCAGCTTCCGCTCAGCGGAACTTGCAGGCACCTCTCTTCCCCTCGGGCGCGGCTCCTGCTGCTGACCCCAGCCTGAAGCGCGCAGTCGCTACGGGTTTGGTCGGCGACTCGACTCTGCTTCCGAGCATTCTCGGTGGCGGCCTCGGCGGTGTCGACACCAAGGACGTGCCGGCTCTGCACCTGCGCGCCGACGAGTTCGTGAAGCTTCGCATCACGAACGGTTCGGGTGGTCTGCTCGCCGACACGTTCCTCGCCAAGTATGACCTTGGTGGCAGCCCCGGCGACACCCACCGGTTGGCCTAACGGTCCGCTAGAAAGACACAGGAGAATTCAACATGCTTGGTCGCAAGACTCTCGCTGCGGACGCCACGCTTGCCGCAGCCCCCACCGACTTCGACACCAACCAGCTTGCTGCTGGCGAACTCGAACTCGGTTTCACGGTCGAGGAAGACGAGATGCTCGTCGACCTCGAATCGCGCCTCGTTTGGGCGAACTCGGTTGCCGAGGCAACCTCGTTCACCTACTACATCGACGGCGCCGCGTCGCCTGATCTGGCAGCAGCCGGTCTCGTGCTGGAGACCCCGGCTGCTGGTGTCCTCACCACGAGCTACATGCGGACGACGCTGCGGCTCGACAAGGGCTACCACACTGTCGCGGTCCGCGCACTCGCGGCCACTGGTGCGGTGACTATCGGTGGCGCAACGATGCCCAGCGAAGTGGTTGCTCGCCGCCAGAGCCACCCGGCTACGCTGGGTCACGGCGTCGACTCTAAGGCGCAGTTGATCCAGTAGGGTCACTGACCAGAGGGTCATCTAACTTCAAGGAAAGAGCCTGGCAACTGCCAGGCTTTTTCTATGTACTGCGGTAAGATAGGGACTCAACTCCAGAACCCGGATTGATAGGGGTAAAGACCATGGCTTCTCAACTCTCAGTCACGTTTGCTGCTGGCGCCAACCGCGAGTTCGCGCTGCGTAAGCTTCAGACCATCGTCGACGGTGCTGTTGCGCCTCTCACCACCATTCGCGCCCTGGAGCACGGCGATCACGCTGATCTGGACTTCCCGGACGAGGTCGCGTCGGAGCAGGTTCTCGCTTGCTTCGAGGCCGCCGTCAACATGGCTGGGCTGCCTGAGTCTGGCTACGTCGCCGGCTCCGCACTGCTCACCGGCGACGTCCTGAGCGGTTCCCGCCAGCGCGTCTACTCGGTCTAGGTAGGAGAACAGCATGACTACCCTAATCACCGTCACCATCGATCCGGCACAGCGCCGTAACGCTCGTCTGGAACTCCAGAACCGTGTTGAGGGTTGCGTCACCCTGCTGGACGACCCCGTTGTGATCCGCAACGTCGACGAGAGCACCCTGGAGTTGCAGCTTCCGGAGGCGCTCCCTGCCGAGGAGCTTAGCTCGATCATCCGAACTCTGGCCAATCTCGTGCGTCGTCCCGAGTCCGGGATCCTCAGCAACGTGGTCGTCAGCCCCGAAGACGTCTCTGGCGCTCAGCGACAGTACTCGGTCTAGTACAACCACCCCGGATTCCGAGTGCGGCAAGCCCAGGAATGTTTCCTGGGCTTGCTTCTTGTACGCCTTCGCACAACTTGCGAGCATGCTGGTAGACGAGTCGTAGCGTTCGTGTGCTTCATGCGGTAAAACAGGCGGATCGGGGTCGGGTATGGGTGCATCCCCTCTAAAAGTCGAGACTTACGAGCTACGCTCCGGGGATGCGCTTCAGCAGCTACGGCTGCTTCCTGACGCGTCTGTCCAGACATGCCTGACGAGTCCGCCCTACTTCGCGTTGCGCAAATACAACACGGCGCCGCAAGTTTGGGGAGGGGACGCAAACTGTACCCACGAGTGGGGTCCTGAGATCCCTGGTGACTCCCGTGGAGGATCGGGCCCCAGAGCCAAGGGGAAGCGCTCAGGCGACGCCAAGTCTTCATACGGTAGGAACGCCACCCGAGGCCGTTTCTGTAGCTCCTGCGACGCCTGGGAGGGCGAGCTAGGGCTTGAGCCGACTCCCGACCTGTTCGTCAAGCATTTGGTGTTGATCTGCCGCGAGATCAGACGCGTTCTGCGCGATGACGGCACCTTCTTCTTGAACATTGCCGACACCTTCTTCGGTGGCTCTCCGAAAGGGATCAAGGATCCCTGGGGACTCAAGAAGAAGGATCTCTGCGGTGTCCCGCAGCGACTTGTTCTCGCCCTTCAAGAGGACGGCTGGTATTGGCGAACGGATGGTGTCTGGTCTAAGGCCGGAGGAAACTGCCCGCGATGCCATTTCCGGATCGAGAAGGGCTCCACCAAACCTGAGTCAGTCCGTGATCGCTTCACACGCTCCCACGAGTATCTCTACCTGCTCGCCAAGAAGCCGAAGTACTACTTCGACGTTGAGGCAGTCAAGGCAGAGCACACCACCTCCTGCCGGCGAGACGTCTTCCACATCTCCTCACAGAACTTCCGTGGCGCTCACTACGCGACGATGCCGGAGAACCTGGCCAAGGTAGGGATCCTGGGGGGAACCTCAGAGCATGGTGCGTGCGCCAAGTGTCATGCTCCCTACAAGCGGATCACCCAGAAGGGTGAAGTTGACCGCAAGAAGCAGAAGGAGATGGGCAGCGACGCCAGTGGTGACTACAAGGGCGAGAACCTAAAGGACTACGATGGGGCTGGTGCTGAGAAGGCCAGCGATCTCAAGCGTAGGATCCTGGCAGGCGCTAAGAAGATCACGACTGTTGGGTGGGCTCAGACCTGCAAGTGCGTTGATCCAGGCGATCCTGTTCCGTGCTTGGTGCTTGATCCGTTCTCTGGTGCCGCCACAACCGGAGCAGTGGCTCTTGGATACGGTCGGACCTACCTTGGACTGGAGCTTCTGGAAGAGAACAACACTGAGATCGCGCAGCCACGTCTAGACGCTGTTCTCGAATCGCTCAAGGCGCCAGTTGAGATCGACTACCTTCCTCTGACGTCGGGGATCTACCAAGGTAACTCCGAGATCCTGCTGCATCGCGTTCAGCCTGGCTCTGTTCGATTGATCCTGACGGACCCGCCCTACAACGTGTCCCGAGAGAACAACTTCCACACCATGGGTCGAGGTGGCATCGACTTCTCGTGGGACGGCAACTTCGACCAGGAGCTTTGGGTTCGCCTCGCCGACAAGGCGCTCATGGTCGGCGGCAACCTCGTGATCTGGAACGACTGGAAGGTGCTGGGCCTGATTGCCCACCTTCTGCTCGATCTGGGATACGAGGTGAAGCGAAACCTCGTCTGGTACAAGACGAACCCCTTCCCTCGGAACATCCAGTCCAGTCCGGTTCAGCGCACCGAGATTGGACTCTGGGCAGTCAAGCGGACGAAGAAATCCACCAAGTGGCGTCACAACCTTCGTCCGCATCAGCACTACGAAGACCTGGTGTTCCGCTACCCGATCCCGTCTTCAAAGAAGGGCCGCCCTCGACACGAGACCAAGAAGCCAGACGACATGTTCCGGGAGATCATCCAGATCTTCTCCGACCCTGGTGATCTGATTCTCGACCCCTTCTCTGGTGGTGGGACCACAGCCTTCGCGGCCGAGGCCGAGGGCCGGCGCCATATCTCCTTCGAGCTAGAGCCGAAGTGGTATCAGGAGGCGTGCCTCCATTGGGAAGAAGGGAAATCTGCAAATCCCCTCAAGTTCCCAATGACACCTGTCGAAAAGGCTAGAGCGGCACAGAAGGAATATCGCGAGATCTGCAAGAAGCTTCGGGTTCACCCGGTGACGTTCGAGGAGATCCCCAAGAAGAAGCGTGTCGTGAAACCCGACATGGGTGTCGAGAAAACCGTCTTACATCAAGTCCTGCGCCCACCGGCTGATGCAGGTCCACGAGACTACAAGCACATCGCGAAGTTGAAGGAAATCTAATGGGATCGAATCGGGAAGACCTAGAAGCACGCCTCGACAGGGCCAAGACAAAGATCAAGCCGCAGCACTGCGCTGACTGCGGTGGTCTGAACGCTCACGTCCCCATGGCTTGCGTTCTGAATATGAACACCCATGTTCTCGATACCTATCGCCTTCAGCTTCCGCCGGTCTGCGACGACTGCGCGAAGGCACGCGGTATCTCGCGACGCGGAGTGCTTGCCCCCAAAGCTGAAATGCAGAACGCCTCTGAAGCGCTCAACGCACTGGTAGAGAAGATCCCAGCCTGGTCAAAAACGTTGCTGGAGAAGCAACTAGTAGAACTCGTGTCGCAAGGCATGCCCGAGCAAGAAGCCAAAGACTTCTTGGGGGTCAAATGAGCGATCCGAGGTTCATCGTTATCTCCGGCCTGATCGGTGTTGGTAAGAGCACGCTCTGTAAGAAGCTGGCAGAGCTTCTCGACTACGAACCGATCTTCGAGCCCGTCGAGGACAACCCCTACCTGGAGAAGTTCTACAAGGACCCCAACAAGTGGGCCTACCCGATGCAGGAGTTCCTCAAGCATCGGCGCTTCGCGGCCTATCAGTACGCCGCCTGGGGGATCAAGCACGGAGCCTTCAAGGGTGTGGTCCTCGACAGGTCTATCCACGAAGACACCGTCTTTGCAGAGATCAACGCCAAGATCGGTACCATCGACGCTCTCAACTGGAAGACCTATCTCCAGGGCTTCAACGACTTCCAGACGTTCCTGCCTGAGCCAGACGTTTACATCTATCTCGACGCCAGCCCAGAGACCTGTCACGCTCGGATCCTGGAGCGCGCTCGGCCGGCAGAGCAGCAGACCGGCTTCGAGGGTGATCCCGAAGACGCGCCGAAGGGAATCCCTCTCGACTACCTCCGGACCTTGCACCAGGGCTACCAGGACTGGCTGAAAGAGATCGCGCCTCGGATCCCCACAGTCAAGCTCGACTGGACGCGCTTCAAGACCACTGAGGACGCTTGGAAGTGGGTCAACGGTCAGATCGACGAGCGCAGTCGCTTCACACGGAGCTTGGTGGTCTAGTAGCCACGCTTTGGCAACGCCCTAATCGTTCCGGTTAGGGGCAGGTGTCCGTGTTTGATCTTGCCTCCGACCTTACGAGGCACCGCAACACGATCTCCACGCTGCTGGGCCAGCAGATCGTTGCTCTGCACCGGCTTAGCTCCCGGCGCGTGCGAGATCGTGATGTGTGGGTGCTCCTTCTTCGTGAGGTGTTCGACACCTGAGACGCGAACAGCGTGGATCCCCATCTTCTCATCGTCAGCATGATGCGTCGCGTGGAGGTTCACTGTCTTCTTATGTTCCGGTGTGTTGTGGAACCGGTCGAGATCCTCTTGGGATGGGTCGTAGTTCAGCGTGACGTGATCGGCGGTTCGCGACTTGTACTTCGACGGGAAGTGCTGCGCCAACGCCTTCTTAGAGCCGTGGCTCAGTTCAAGCGCAAGATAGTGGCTGTCTGGGGAGTAGGGCGTTCCGCTAGCCGGCGCCGACTGTCGGTCAGACTTCGTTCGACGCTCACGGGGCGTAGGCGTTCCGGTCCCAAAGCCTTCGATCAAGAGAGGTGTTCGGCGAAGATTCATGAGGTTTTTGGCATCGATCCGGCAGATCCCCAGTGCTCGTCGTCGACGTGATGCAGCGTGTGCTTCACTCCGAGGTCACTGAGAACCTTCCTGAAGTGTTCAATGTGCTCGGGACGGTCGTCCCACATGTGAACGTGTTTGAGATGTGGGTGCTCTGAATGGAAACGCTTGAGCATGTGCCCCTTCCACTCAGCAGTCTTCATAGGCTTCTTCTTACCGTCCTGCGGAGGCTTCAGGAAGAGGTCGTGACCGTGCTTGTGTCCCCTCACCCCGAGCTTGTGCAGGGTATGAGACACAGCGTCTTGCATATCCGGCTTGGCGACGCGTCCGGTCATGACCACGACTCTGCTATGCGGAGATGCTTTAGCGGCGTGATAGTTCTTGAGCGTGTGCTCGATTGGGTGCGTCTCGAACGGGTGACGAAGCGTCTTGTGGTCCCCCCACCAGTCACCAGGCTTGCTGCCTCGTGGATTCGTCCTGCTACGTGAGTGGTAGCGATAGAGATCCTTGTTCTGCGATGTTGGCTCAGGCGTCCTGGCCAGGGTGCCGTCCATGTCGAAGATGTGGAGGTGTTTCGCATTGCGAGACTCAATGAGGAGCGCAACCTCCTCTGCTCGGATGGCCTCAAGAATCGGGCTGATTGCTCGAATGGTGCGACTTCTCATCTATCCCTTATGCCCCGATCCTGGCAGCTTGGCACGTTTCACTACGCGGCCCTTGATCTTCGACTTCAACTGTCGCCTCTTCTCGGGTGGAACGAAGATCAACTTTCCCTTACGGAAGATGTATTGGGGATGCTTCTTCGACCACCTTTTCCGCTCCTGTTGCCAGAGCCATTTAGCTGCTCGCTTAGCCCCAAAGGTGGCAGAGGGCCGTTTCTTGGACATCCGCTCCTTCGACGATTGGCGACGGACCTGTAGTGCCTCGCACAGAAGTGGTGTCCGGGTAAGCATGGACCCAGTCTACCTAACTACTTAGGTGCCAGCGACCATGTCTTTCGGCTAGAATCGGGAGGATGACGCAAGGTAAACCGAAGATGAGTCGTGCGGCGCTACGATGCGGCTCTGTAGCTGTGAGTGTGCTCAAGCCGGGCACTAAACGCTATGAGCGGTGGTTGGCCAGGCGAAACCGCCGCCGGGCTGCGACCATGCGGAAGAAGCAAGAAGAGGACACCATGTTCGAGGAGCGAGAAGCTGACAAGACCGGGGCGCTCACCTGCGGCGTCTTCCTCCCGCTCCCCTATGACCTCGCCAAGGACTTCCCGGATAAGAGCGAGCACGACGACTCGGTGCCGCACTACACACTGCTCTTCGTGGGCCCTTGCACCCCTGCGCAGTTCAAGACGCTTGTCATGGTCATTCGAGGTGTTGCGGTCAAGTTGAAGCCATTCCCTATGGACCTTGCCTCCTACGGCGAGTTCATGAACAAGGAGGGAATGAAGATCTCCAACATGGGGCCTAGCTTGATCGCTCGATTCCGAATGGCGGCTCTTCACGGCATACTCCGACGCGCCGTCGAGTCGCTGGCTAAAGGGGTCACGGTGAAGCACACCTACGGACCTGGAGAGTCGAAGTCGATCCCATACGAAGCCCAGTTCAAGCCTCACGCGACCCTGGCTTACCTTCCGCGCATGATGCCCTACCGAGGCCCGAAGCCAACTGGTAGTTGGAACGTCACTGAGCTTGAGGTCTGGGGCCACGAGAAGGTCCGGATCCCGCTCGGCAAGACCCTAGCGCGCCAGCCTATTGGCCTGACGCGTGATCCCATCAAGTTCGATTACCCCATGGCCGTCCCTGAGGTCTCGACTGGCAAAGGCAAGGGCAAGCCCAAGCTGGAGGACAGGATTCCTGGTGGTCTGGCCGATAATTCCGGCCCCGACGATTTCGACCCCAAGCAACTCGCGAAGGGCGTCAAGGTCGAGTTGGAGCACACCAGCAGCCGCGCCATTGCTACAGAGATCGCCATGGATCATCTGAAGGAGGACCCTCGCTACTACTCCAAGTTGGAGAAGATCCATACCGAAAGCACGTCGTCGGGCAACATCGCTGCGCCAAACGTGAAGAAGTGGGGAGAGGCGTTCTTGCGCGAACCGCTGCACCTGCGAGCACGCAGCGGAGATCCATTCCTCCAGGGAGAGGATGTGGTCGGCGGCTCCATGGGTGCCATGGGTAAGGGGGTCGGTGGCTCCAGTGGGGATATCGGTCTCGACGGATCTCTGCCCTACCTAGAGGTGCAGAAGCAGATCGACAAGAAGCTGCGCCGGAAGAAGCTCAAGGGCCTGTAGTGCTAGAGCGTACCCCCCTGCTCCTTGAACGAGACAAGAAGCTCGCCTTCCACGGCGGTTCACTCAACCGACACACCCCGCGGGAGAGAGCCTGGCTCCCAAAGCGCTATCGTGCGAAGCACAAGGATGGGCATTTCCGTCGGAACCCTAAGGGGAAGCTCAAGAAGCGCGCCGGTGATCCTTTGCGGGATGAGCCGCTTCGCCACGACATCGAGAAGCGCGCCAGAAACCGCCACAGGCACTCTCACGTTCACTCCGACGTCTCCCTAGACCTTATGCGGACTGAACTTCTGCTGGATCACGACAAGAAGACGTGACCGAAAAAGAGCTTTCCGCCGGGCCGGTGGAAAAAAGGAAAGCCAGACTCTAACGCTGAGATTGCTAGCGCAGTCTCGACGGTTAAGTCTGACGACGCACTTGCTTTAGGCGCAGACGAGTAGATTCTCAGTTCTTCGCGACAGCCGATGCCCCCTGCTTGGTAAATGAACCTGAACACAGGTAAGCCCAAGCGCAGGAGGTGGTGCAATGGCTAACAAGGCAGTTTTCGGTAGCGCACAGCGTGGCCGCAAGGTCCCCGAGACCGACACCAAGAACAAGGCCGGTGGCGTCGCGTACGCATTCGGTCCCCAGCACGCCCTGGCGCAGCTTGCCTGCACCGGAACCTTCAACGACACGTTCTACGGCAAGGCCGTCGACCAACTGGAGGGCATCCGCAAGGCCGCCGACCAGTGCTCGCCGGAGTTCATCGCTAAGTGTGCCGTCTACGCCCGTGAGCGTGGCTACATGAAGGACATGCCGGCCGCTCTGGCCGTCATCCTGTCCAAGGCCGATCCGGTTCTGTTGGACAAGGTCTTCGACCGGACCATCGACAACGGCAAGCAACTTCGGAACTTCGTCCAGTTCATCCGTTCGGGCGCCTTCGGGCGTAAGAGCTTCGGCTCCGGCCCGAAGCGGCTGATCGCACGCTGGTTCAACCAGCGCTCGGACGAGGCGATCTTCCGCGCTTCCGTCGGGAACTCCCCGTCGCTCGGTGACGTCCTCAAGCTGGCTCGCGTTTCGGGTAAGGCCGTTTCGCCACAGCGTCGTGCTCTCTACGGTTACCTGATCGGTTGTCGCGCTGCGGCTCTTGGTGAGGAACTGGAGCAGGTCACCAAGACCGAGGACGGCAAGACTCGTCGCACCAACCGCTTCAATCCAGCCGATCTCCCTGAGATCGTCAAGGGCTACGAGGCGTGGAAGCGCGGCGAGCGGACCGGCGAGGTCCCGAACGTCGACTTCCGGATGCTGACCGGCCTCCCGCTCACGCGTGAGGACTGGGTGCAGATCGCGAAGCGTGGTCGCTGGCACCAGACTCGGATGAACCTGAACACCTATGCTCGTCATGGCGTGTTCGAGATCACCGGCATGGAGGCAGTGATCGCCGGCAAGCTGAAGGATGAGGACCAGATCCGCAAGGCGAAGGTCTTCCCCTACCAGCTTCTCGCGGCCTACCTGAACACGGGTCCGGAGAACACCACTCCTGGCTACGGTGGCTACGGCTGGCGGCGTGCTCAGGTGACGGCGAAGCCTCAGGTCACGGTCCCCCAGAGGGTCCGCCTGGCGCTTCAGGACGCGCTGGAAGTCGCAACCGAGAACGTTCCTGCCTACGATGGCCGCGTTGCGGTCGTTGTGGACACGTCGGGCTCGATGCAGTCTTCGGTCACTGGTATTCGTCAGGGTGCTACCTCGAAGGTCACCTGTGTGGACGTTGCGGCCCTCGTGGCAGCGACGGTCATGCGGAAGAACCCTCTCGCGGTCGTCGTCCCAGTCGACACCCAGGTTCACCGGTCAGACATGCTGAACCCTCGGGACAGCATCATGACCAACGCGGACAAGCTCCGTCGCCTCGGCGGCGGTGGGACGGACCTCGGTGCCGCCATGCGGTTCATCGAGACCTCCAAGGCCGCGCCAGACCTCATCATCATGGTGAGTGACAACGAGTCGTGGTTCAACCCAGGTGGCGCGCGTCGCTACTACCAGGGGACGTCGGTGCAAGAGTCGTGGCAGCGGATCCGTTCGCGGAACCCCAACGCCAAGATGGTCTGCATCGACATCCAGGTTACGCAGAACACGCAAGCGCTCGACGGACACGGTGTCATGAACATCGGTGGGTTCTCAGACACGATCTGGAACACCATTTCACGGTTCGTCTCGAACGAGGGTCCCGAGACCTGGGTCGAAGAGATCAACTCTGTTGATCTCGACGCGCCCAAGCGGGTCAGGGGCTAGCTAGAACAAGTAAGAGGCGGGGATCAGGTGACTGGTCTCCGCCTCTTGCGTTTGAGGTATGTATGCGGAAGAAGAACTATAAGCTGTTGGCAGAGCGGGCGATCCGCCTCAGCTATCATCATCCGATACCCGTCAAGTGCCCCTCCTGTGGTGCGCTGGGACGGCACGCTGATAAGGAGACGCTCTGGTGCATTCTCTGCGCCGAAGCCCTTGAGGCGCTCCAGAAACCAAACACAGGGGCCTGAATGCCTGTTGGTGCTACTTCTTATGCAAAGAAACCACCTCAGCATCGACGATTCTCGTCAGGCCCTCTTTTCTCTCGCACACAGCCGCACGCGACTGGTATGAGAGACTGAGGCACCTAGCCTCACCGCTTCTTTGACAATTCGCTTGCCTTCTAACGAAGCAGGGTCCCCTAGAGATTCGCACTTGTGCGGTCTCTGAGATGGGGGCAAAAGGCCGGGTGGGAGTCCCGGGTCCTGCTACTAACGAAGGTCCCAAATGCCTGTAGGAAGTACATCCACTCCAACAACGTGGACGTAGCTCAATTGGCAGAGCGCCGGGTTAATAGCCCGGAGGATGTGGGTTCGAATCCCACCGTCAAATTCTTTCTGCGCTACTCGTTGGGGCCTATTACACAAACGTTTGAAGGGAGTTGCTGGGGTAGGTAGAGCCTATCTTTCGATGTTGAGTTTCAAGGACTCCGGTCCCTCTTCTGTCGGCCCCAGCCGCTCCCTGATCTCTTCTAAACAAACGATCCGAATGCTTGTTGGGGATTACATCAACCATACGAGCGGGGCAGTAGTTGTCGCACGCCGAAAGGCGTGAGTGGGAGCATCACCCACCCGGTAAAACTTCTCTCTGGCGCTACTCGTCGGATCACTCATCTAAGGGGACGACATGGCTTCGACTGGCTGTGGAAATCTCAAGTGCGTGTCGAGGTTGATCGAATGGCCTCGTTAAAAGTCGATCACAACGCTAACTGCCAACGCAACTAGCACCCCAGAGTGGCTCTCGGACGATGCCCTCGCCAGCTTCATGGCTGACGTGGACGCGCCCGTGGCCGCACTCGTCTAGCACGAGACTCTCTCGACCTGATCCCCCGCCCATGGGGTGACGTGTTCGAGCCACAAGATGGGCTTTAGCCGGACCTGATCCTCGTCGGGAAAGGCCAAGAACAAACAGAGGAAGCCGAGTTCCCATCATTGCTCACCACAAGGGGACGGGTACATAACCGGGTGAGATACACACGTAGATCTTGAGCCAGAAGTAGTTCAGGACCCGAGTTCGATTCTCGGCGTCTCCAAAGCCGCTAAACAGGGAGCGGTTCCCGGCTTGCCATAGCCGGGGAGAATCCCTGCTTGAAGAAGGACAACACTCCAGCACATCACGGTCTTCAACCGGTTGTCGACGCTTGCTGGGTGTGCCTGCCGGTTGCAGGCGACCCGCCTCGAACGGGTCGTGGTCCCCCACGCGAGGTTCGATTCCTCCCTTCTTCGTGTTGGTTGTGTACAGACCAACGTGGGCGTCTGGGTAGCTCCCAGATGTCAAGAAAGAGTGCTGTGGTGGCAGGCGCGCAAGCGTCGTGAGGTTCGACTCCTCGACTCTTCCTCTCTAGAGAATGCCAGGCACCAGCATTGAAGGGCCACCGGCGAGACCAGACGTCGCCTTGATTGGGCTGCCTCCTCCCCCTTGGCCGCCCTCCGGAAATCGAGGAGCGCGGGTGCGACTCCCGTCGCCGGCATCAAACACGTCGCCTCACGTTGGTATAACCAGCGCGTGGGGAGACCGATCCAAAGCGAGTTCAAGTGTGAGTTCTGTCGCAAGCCCGTCGTGGCCACAGGCGGGAGACAACGCACCTGCTTAGGGAAATCCTGCAAGCTCAAGCTCCGCAGCAAACGTCGCAAGAAGAAGCGACGCGTCGAGCGCAAAGAGTCGCCCAAGACATGCGTCTGGTGTCTTGGTCCAATTACATCGATAGGCAAGCGAAAGTATCACCCTGAGTGTCGAGCAGAGAAGAACCGCGAGCGTGTTCGTCTCTACCATGCGACGCACGAGCCAAACTCCGATCCGGAGCCGCGCACGTTCAAGACATTCGTGACTTGTGTGATCTGCAAGAAGCGCGAGCGACGATCTGGGGCTCGGCAAGTGACCTGCTCCAACGACGTCTGCAAGCGCGCGAGAGCGCAGCAGAACAAGAAGCGTCGCCGAGAGATGGCGAAGCACATGGAAACGCTTCGAGAGGCTCTACGAGAGAAGAAAGAAGCGGCGTTCCACGCCTATAAGGGACCGAAGCGAGACGTTCGTGCAGGTCTCGTCATTGAGGCACACGACCGCTTGATCCATCGAATCACGCATTAGCCAAAGGAGAGGTTATGGCAGCGTTGTCCAAGGAAGAACGAGAAACCCGCGTCAAGTGCATGAAGCGCTTCGGCATCTGGCTCAAGGGGCAGGGCAAGACCCAACGTTGGGCCGGCGAGACCCTCGGGATCTATCACGGCTACGTGAGCAACCTCATCACCGGCAAGCAAGTGGCTAGTGAGGAGGTCTGTCGAGGCGCCGACAAGCTGATGGGCCCAAAGAAGAAGGCGAAGCGGAAGACCAAGAAGCCGGCGGAGAGTCCCATTGAGACCCTTCTTGTGATGAAGACCTGTCGGACCTGCGATCAGTGGGTCAAGAAGTCGCATCGTTGTGAGAGGCCGAAGCAGCCCGCGGGGCGTCCCAAGCGAGCGGTCGAGCGGAACAGATACATCGCTCGCCGCGCGCCGACCGTGGTCGAGATCGAGGCTGCCTGCGCCGTGGTGGTATCCTGGATCAGGAACATGCCGCCAGAAGAAGTAACACCGGACGATGTTGTCCACGTCACTAGGGGGCTGATAGCTGGATTCACCAGCTAGAGAAAGAGAGGGCTATCACCAAGAACTCGACGCGAAAGACCTGGCCAGATCCGACTGAGTTGAGCGACAAGCGCTGCAAGCGCTGCGAACAGCCGCTCAAACTCAAGCACCTCCTTCGAGCGAAGGAGAATCACCACCGCCCTCCAGACTTCTGCTACCCCTGTCTCCGTCAGACACAGGGGAAGAAGACGTCGCGAGAGCGAAAGATCGAGCTAGCGAAGAAGCGTGCTCGGGAACGTGAGGCCCTCAAGAAGGGTCTAGGTGGTGCCGGCTAGCTGACGCCACCAATATGGGTCGCGTAGGTAAGAGCCTCCTCGATCCAACCTGCCGCTACTCTAGAGAACACTGGCTTTGTACGCTTCGTGTTGAGGGTGCAAATCCCTTTGGCGGCTTTCGCTCTGCTATCCACGGACTTTGGTTGGTGTTAGACTGGCTAGATAGCCCAGGAGACGTCGCATGGCACTCTACACCGCACAAACGCTTCTCGTCCTCGAAGGTCTCTATGGCGTCGACTATGTCGACCGTATCCTCGATGAGGGGCTCAGTGATATGGCTCGCAAAGCGAAGCGTGCGCTAGGCACGAGAGCCGGGGCGGCTCTCGCAACTGGCGCACTCGCACTGGGCAGTGCAGGCGCCATCGGTGGTGGAACGGCTATCAGCTACAAGCGCCACAAGGATCAACAGGCAGACAACAGAAGGGCTCAGGAGATACAGAAGTCTGGACGCGCTGCTCTGAAGCGAGACAAACGGGCAGGCCAGCAGCGTCTTCGTGATCTAGGCTACGTCGTCGACGCGCCGAGACGGTAGTGCGAGTTACGCAATTTTGAGCATGCGACTAGACATTGCCACATCGTGGCGCTACGCTTAGTTTCCAGTAGGAGCGACATCTTCAGTGACGTCAACCACCCACATTCAACCCGAACGCTTGCAGCGCCTATCCGGCGCTCGCGGTCAGGGTTCGTCTGTGGAGGGTCTGCTCCACTCCTTTGGCCGCATTGCCGAATCCAAGCCGATGGATACCTGCGCGTATCCCCGACTTGGATGGTCGGCGAATACGCACAGGCGTTCGCGGCTCTAGAGGAACCTCACAACAGGAACTTCAAGAAAGCCGCAGCGCCAACGCGCTCGCGGCTTCTTTCGTTTGCATAACTCTACTCAGGACACGAAGAAAGGAAAAAAACGACGACAGTGACAGGCCGGTGAGGCTTCCTTGTATATGGGGGCAGATCACAACTGACACAGGAGTGAACGAAACACATAACCGTCTGGGGTCCACCAAGTGGTGGTGCCGCGCTGTAAACGCGGTCTTTCGAGCAACGTGGTGCGATTCCACGCAGGCGGATTACACATAGGTCGCGATCTAGGATCGGGCTGGATTCCAAATCCGGCCTTGCAGGGTGCGATCCCCTGGCGGCCTGACTGAAAGAAGATGAGCCTCGGCTCTACATCTCGGTGTCGAACACTCGTGTCGGCATCTAGCCCTGTAGGACGAAGCGATTCAGACGTCACTTGCCCTTTCACAATTCGGTGCTTGCCAGTCTGGCGGAACAGCAGACGCGCTACTTTCAAAAGGTAGTGTCCTTCGGGGCGTCCGGGTGCAAATCCCGGGACTGGCATTAACTCGGCTGAATGCCAGCTACGACTACATCTTCCAAATATGACATGTCGTGGCGACTCACTCGTCAGTCGAACACACGCTGCCGTAGCCCAACTAGCAGAGGCGTCTGGTTCAGAACCAGAAGGTTGGAGGTGCAAATCCTCTCGGCAGCAAAGAGCAGGAGGACGGTGGTGCAATTCCACCCGACTGGCGGAAGTCGGTCTGTAGTTCAGTAAGAAGAACACCTGCGTTTGCCACTGTGATGGAACTAGCAGACATGCCTGCCTCAGAAGCAGGTGCCTTAACGGGCGTGGGGGTGCAAATCCCTTCGGTGGCATAGCGGAATAGAGCAGTAGTAGCTCGCGAGTTTCATAAGCTTTGAGGACGTCGGTGCGAATCCGGCTTCCGCTAAAACAACCACGGTCCCGTGGTGGAACAGCAGACACGCAACATTGAGGGTGTTGTGCTCGAAAGAGCGTGCAGGTGCAAATCCTGTCGGGACCATCGACCGAATGCCAGTTGTGACTACATCAACTGAAAACTGATGCTGGGGGAACCCAGCGCTCGTCACGGCATACACTCGTCGGTCACAATTCAACGACGCGTCCTAGAGCAACGGTAGCTCGCGAGCCTCATAAGCTCTGAGGATTCTGGTTCGATTCCAGAGGACGCTATCGCGGAGTGGAGCAGTCAGGTAGCTCGGTGGGCTCATAACCCGCAGGTCACGAGGTTCGAATCCCGTCTCCGCTATACAAGCCTGTGAAGACCACCTTGCGCAGGCAGGGGCTAATCTCACCAGTGGTGGTCACGAACGAGATTCTGGATCTGGTTTTGGTAGCCGTGCGGCTACGAGGGCGCAGATCCGCACGGGGCCCTGGTGAAACAGGATCACACTTGTCTGGCAGACAAGAGTTAGGGGTGCGACTCCCCTGGGCTCCATACACGCTCCTGTAGCTTAGGCAGCAGAGCACATCCTTGGTACGGATGAGACCCCAGTGCAAGTCTGGGCAGGAGCTTGGGTCGGCCTCTAGGATCATGGGGCATGTCAAGGGGGTCAATGCCACCCCCGACCAGAACACACATAGCGTGTGGGCCATACGAGTGCGGCACACCTTTCATACGGGTGAGATACCGGGTGCAAGTCCCGGACACGCTATCAGACGAACCGGTTGATCGCCGGGGAGTCGGTGAGGATTAGTGGACTAACAACTACGTCGAAGCTGGACGCGGTAGGTCGGTTGACTCTGAATCAGCAGGTGCGGGTGAGGGCGGCAGCCCAATGCCCGCCCCTCATTGGATCCGAAGCTAAACGAGTGAAGCACCCGGTTCTTACCCGGGGGATACAGAGTGCAATTCTCTGCGGATCCATCAGTTGAACTATCTGGATCGGTAGCTCAGCCAGTAGAGCACGAGTCTGAAGAACTCGGAGTCGGGGGTGCAAATCCCTCCCGGTCCATACCAGGGATTAGTGTTTAACAGCAGCACGAGGCATTTGGGATGCTTTAGTCGAGGTGCAACTCCTCGATCCCTGATTAACGGAGCGTGGCGCAGTCTAGTAGCGCGCTGGTCTGGGGGACCAGAGGTCGCAGGTGCAAATCCTGTCGCTCCGATTGGAACGCGAGCGGTCAGCCGAGGTGCTGATCGGCCCTAGTGGCTTCCAACGCAAGGATTCGTGGTGTAACAGAAGCATAGGACCCTGAAAAGGTCGCGGCAGGGGTGCAAATCCCTTCGAATCCATTCGTCGAATGCCAGGTAGGACTACATCATTTGGTTCGAGTCCAATCTGCTCCTTCGGGAGTTAGCCCCGTGGCGGGGACATCGACCTCACGGTCGGTGGATTGATCGTCCGCCAACTCTCGTCGACGAACACCGGTCTATGGTGAAACAGTTATCACGCGTCTCTGATAAGGACGAGTTCTAGGTGCGATTCCTGGTAGACCGATTTTGGCCATGTAGCTCAGATAGTCAGAGTACCGCCCTGTCACGGCGGGGGTCGGGGGTGCGAAACCCCTCATGGTCGTCGGGTGAATACGAAAGTGGTGAGAGCCCACGCAGGTGAGATCCCTGCCATCCGTTTATGGTCCTGGAGTTCGTGTAGCAGAATAGCCGCCTGTCGAGCGGAAGGTTGTGGGTGCAACTCCCATCAGGACCGTTTGGAAGCCCAGACCGGGCTAGTCTTTCTGGCTGGAACAGCCAGCCCCAAGACCGGTGAGGGAACCATGGGAACGCTAGAAGAGGCCGCGAAGGTAATCGAGGAGGCAGACGCTCTCCTCATAACGACCGGCGCAGGAATGGGAGTCGACTCAGGACTCCCCGACTTCAGAGGGAGCCAAGGCTTTTGGAAGGCTTATCCGCCCTACAAGAAGCTGAACGTGTCCTTCTCCGAAATGGCGAGCCCGGATTGGTTCAAGAAGGACCCTGAGTTCGCTTGGGGCTTCTACGGCCAGAGACGCAACCTCTACCGGGTGACGGAGCCGCACAACGGCTACGCGATCCTCAAGAGGTGGGCCGAGGAGAAGCCGAAGGGCTACTTCGCGGTCACGTCGAACGTCGACAACGCCTTCCAGAAGGCCGGCTTTGACGCGTCTCGAATCGCTGAGGTGCATGGGACCATCGAATGGAATCAGTGCATGACCTTCTGCGGCGCCAGGATCACTCCGGCAGGCCCAGAGGAGATTGAGGTCGACACAGGGACAATGAGGGCCTCAGGGGCCCTACCAACGTGTCCTGGCTGCGGTGAGGTCACGAGGCCGAACATCATGATGTTCGGGGACCCCTACTTCGACAAGAAGCGTCAGGAGGAGCAACTCGAACGCTTCTACGCGTGGCTCAAGGAACTCAAGACAGGCGAGGCCGACCTCGTCGTAGTCGAGTGTGGAGCCGGGGTTGAGATCCCGACGATCAGAGACATCTCCGACCAGATCGGAATCGACGAATGTGGAGGAACCCTGGTGAGGGTGAACCCAGTCCACTCCCGAGCGCGGTGGGGCAGTCATGTCAGCCTGCACTTCGGGGCGCTTGAAGCCTTGGAAGGGATCGAGCAAGTGATCGCAGTTTGAACACACGCGGGTTAGCCCCGCATGAAGGTCTCTTCGCCGCCCTCGGGAGGCGTTGAGACTGAGCATTGGCCCTATCGTCTAGTCTAGTTAGGACGTCAGCCTCTCAAGCTGAAAACCCGGGTGCGAATCCCGGTAGGGTCATCAGTTTTCCCTCTATAGCTTATGAAGTAGAGTTCCCGCCTGTCACGCGGAGGAACCGAGTGCAAGTCTCGGTAGAGGGGTCTTGTGGGGAAGGGGTGAAAGCCCTGACCCTGCTTGCAGGTGTAGCTCAGTAGTAGAGCGTCACGTTGCCAACGTGAGGGCCGTCGGTGCGAATCCGATCACCTGCTTCACGCGGTCGTAGTGTTTAACAGCAGCACGCGAGCTTGCCATGCTCGAAGTTGGGGTGCAACTCCCCACGACCGCTTCTGCTTCCATAGTGTCAACAGCAGCACGACTGTTTCGTAATCAGTTAGTCTCGGTGCAACTCCGGGTGGAAGCTTTCAGCGAATGCTTTGGTAGGAGTACATCCTGACTGATAATCAAGACGACTCGGGCGCAACTCCCGGGGCCCCCACTACGAGGGGGTGCGTAGTGCTAGTAAACCCTCTTGCCTACTACTCGTCGCTGAACCAAGGACCCGAAGCATAAGCAGTGATGCACTTGGCTCTTAACCTTGGGAATGGGGTGCAAGTCCCTGCGGGTCTATCCAGCCTTACGCTCAGACGTGTCGATTGACTGGATCGAGTGCTTCAGGCCGTGAAGGGCGCTGTTGTCACTGTGCTCCTTCTCCCAGGGCGCCTTGAAGGCGCCCTCCTTATCGAGGGCCTTGAACGGCGTCGGGTGATCCTTCAGGCTGTGCAGCTTTTCAGCGAAACTGTCAGCTTCCTTCTTCATGCCACCGAGGCGCTTCGCGCTCTCGTCGTCCTTCGGGAAGTGAGCCCCGCGCTTACGGATCTGATCGAGGGGAGCGTGGAAGTGGGTCACCTTCACATGGTAGCCATGCTTGGCTGCGTGGTGCAGGTAAGGCTTCATCTGCCAAGCCGCCGTGTTCGTGTTGTCCACGATGACGTGCGGGTGACCAGCAGCCATGTGCTCCGCAGCTTGCTGCTGAGCATGGGCATGAGCCTCGCCGAGCTTGCTCGGATCAAACGAGGGAGTGCCGCCGGGCTTGTCCGGAGGACCGTAGAGTCCTGGGTGCTTGTCGGCTGAGACCACAGCAGCGCCCGAGTGGTGCTTTGCGATGTGAGTCGACTTGCCTGACCCAGGTGCGGCGACCATGAAGTGAAGCACCTTCTTTTGCGCAGGCGACGGCTCGTCTGCCTCAAGGAACGGTGAGTAGACCGCCTCCTGGAGGTTTCGGACATACTTGTCCCGTCGAATGGATTCAACGAGAGGAAGGGTGCGGGAGCGACGGATACGGTCGTGAAGGTTCATTTGCTATTCCTCACCTCAAGAGCGATCTTGGTATGGTAACAGCTTACAAACCTCAGGGTAAACCACGTTGTTGGGGTCTCAACTCCATGGCGCTGCTCCTATAATGCGCTTTAGAACCAGAACACGTAGGTAGGGTCATGGACACACTTTCAGCCCTCGTCTCCTTTCTGGAGGCTTCGGATGTCGTCACGAACCTCACAGAGGACTCGTCCGTCACGGCGGCGAAGCGGTCACGCCGCACAATCGCGAAGATTGGCGCCCCTGCCACGTCGACGGCTGGCCTGAAGCCACCGTGGCTTCCACAGCACTTCAAGGAGCGCTCTCTAGCAAAGAAGCAGAAGCGCATTTCGCGCTTCGCGTCCAGCTTCCACCGATCCTTGAGTCAGGCTCAAGACGTTGTCGCGAAGAAACACGGTATGCCCCTAGGTGAACCTTTGGGGACAGGAACGAGCGGTGCTGCTTTTGCGCACGGCACGCACAAGCGAACAGTGGTCAAGTTCGA